ATGGCAATTACTGATTCGTGGTTACGTTCCATCAATGGCAGACCCCAAGAAAAAATCATTACCAAGTCAGATAGGGACGGGTTATCTGTTCGCGTTACCCCTAAAGGTAAAATCATATTTCAATTTAGATATCGCTGGAACGGCAAAGGGGATCGAATTGACATAGGAACCTATCCTGCAACTGGTTTAAAAGAAGCCCGTGACTCAGTGATTTTTTATCGTGGGGAGCTGGAACAATACCGCAACCCTAAAATAGTTAAGCGTGTACGCAAGGAATCCGCATTGCACGCCATGACCGTAGAAGGACTGATACGAGATTGGTGGAAAGCAACAATGCAAGACTCAAAGATTAAAGCGAATCAAATTTTACGCTCTTTCGAAATTCATGTCTTTCCTAAAATTGGACAATTGCCTCATGATGAAGTAACGCTCCACGTTTGGCTAGGTTTAATTGAAGGCGTTACTAAGCAAGCGCCATCAATTGGGAAAGTCTTATTAACTTACTCCAAGAGAGCGCATCGATGGGCCGTTCGGCGAGGAATGACAAATTCCACTCCACTATCTGATTTAATGTCTAGTGATTTGGAGCAGGGAAAGCCTGATAACGACATTGATATTGATATCGAGACAGGCGGGAGGATATTGAGTGAAGATGAGTTAGTGATTCTTTTTCAGCTCATCAGTACCCCCAGCTATCATCCACGCAATGCATTAATAATAAAATTGTGCCTTTTATTCGGGTGTCGTATTGGTGAATTATTGAAAGCCAAAATCAGTGATTTCGACTATGAAAAGAATATTTGGATTATCCCCCCTGCAAATCATAAGACGGGAAGAAGAACCAAAAAATCTATTATCAGGCCGATCACTCCAGCGGCCAAGGAATTAATTGAACAGGCGAAAAAACTAAACGGTGGGAGTGTGTGGCTGATTACCAAGTTTGGTGGGCACGGACCTCTTTCACGCTCCGCGCATACGAGAATAATTGATAGGCTTAGTAGAAAAATGTCTAAGTATTTTGATGATTCTTATACCTTGTGGTCAATTCATGACTTACGAAGAACTATGCGTACCGGGGTTTCTGAATTAACGATGCCTCATGTAGCCGAAATCATGGTAGGGCATAAACTACCGGGAGTATGGCAGGTGTACGATAAGCACACCTACCTCAATGAGCAGAGGGAAGCTTATGAGCGCTGGTGGGATAAGTTGACTAAAATCGTTTCCCGCCCTCCCAAGCTTCAACATCCTGTTTAGCGAAGTGTAGTTCTCTGCCTTTAAATTTGGGTTTTGGGAAGCCATCTTTTTTCTGTTTCCCATTCCCGCACCATGTTCGAATAGTATTGGGTTTAACCCGTAATTTTTTAGCCAGTTCGCTGGTTGTAATGTATTCAAATTCCGCCATCACTCAACTCCTTTCCGATACGGTATCGTCGTATTTGGGTAAATTTCTGAGTTCTTTTAGGCATTCCCTCGCCACAGCTCTCCTTGCGTTCTCGAATTCGCTAGTCATCGGTAAGTGTGGTTTTTATTTCCGAAGCTGGAAACTCAATATCATTTAATGCGTCCTGTACAATATCAGTTATGGACAAAACCAAACTTTCATCAGATAACTTGTCATCATCATAAAAATCACAAAACTCTTTAGCTGATTTACGAGATATTTCAATTGATATTTTTGGTATATTCACGTTATTTTCCTTATTTCGTTATTACCTATATTGAATAGGTGTTCTTTATCAACAGTGGTTATTAACTTGCGCGGAGTAATAAATGGTCGCCATATTAAAAACATGGAACCTTTTGTATTCCTGCTGCCTTTTATTTTTAAGTCCGCTGGAATAAATGAAATCCTGCCACCTGTTATTAATCTGACCTCATCCGCTGTTTTATATGCCAAATCAAACCAGCCTACTGAGGTATCAGCGGGGACGAGCATCACAATAGACTGGCATTGCTTCCTGCATTCGATAGCTGCTTTCTTTATCCACGGCGTAATCTTGGAATAGGGGGGATTACAGAAAATAGAGCCGTAACTCTTCCAATCACATTCCAGTGCGTTATCTCGTTCCGTGAGATAGTGGGCGCACAGGGTATTTTGAGCATCTGCTGCTGCATCCAGTTTGAATTTGAATTCTAAATCGAGTGCCAGAAATAACGGGAGTGGAGTTTGCCAGAGGTCGCGAAGTTCTTTTGGTGTATTACTTCCTCCGAAATCACTCATCGTTTATTTCCCATCCTAATATTTTCTTGGATTCATTTAACGGCTCCATATATAATTCCAATTCCAGATGGAATCTGGAACCTGTAATATCTACATAACCTTGTATGTTTCTTTATACTGCCTGACCATTGAGTCATATTCGGCAACCAATTCATGCAATAGATATCTGGGTATTTGTAGAATTTCGTCGTCATTGTTTGTATTTGTCATTCTTCCGCCTATCCCGCCCATAATCCTCTCCGCACTCTCTGCTACAGAATGCCCCATGTGTTGCTTCCTCTGTCTCACACCATCTGCACATACCGTTGATACTGGTTAGTGCTGGTGGTCGGTTCTGGAGGGCATGAGATATATTCAGCTCATTTAATTCATTCGCTGCGTCGATAATATCCATGATGGTTCTCCTGCTTGATTGTATTTTCCCGACTTGCGTTCCATGCTGCTTGGAATATCTCCCAGTAATTTTGAGCTGGCATATTCCAATATGTTCCATCGTCATATTTACCTAATGAGCCAACTGGATAATTAAATTCATCATCCATGAATTTCTCAAACGCTTCTCTGCATAAATCTGAATTAGTCATCCCATTTTTCCGTAATTATAGTTTTTGGTAGTAATATGAAATGTTTATCCCAAAATACATCGCAACGCTCACCAGATTCATAACACATAATCCTATAGTCAGTTTCTGGTTTTATTTTCAATGACCCATTACAGATAGACTCGTATATTTCTTGATGAACTAATTCATACGTATTGCTATCAATTGCTGATCCATTTAATGGTTTGATATAAATTGAAAACTCACCATTCTTTGGATCACAGTCTAATTCTGTCCAAACAGTAGCTTCTATAATTTGCTTGTCACCTGCAATTTCTGGCATTTTAATTTCAGAAATAGGAATTCCGTTCCATGTAATACCTGCTTTTTCTTTAAGGATTTCAATCTCTTTTTTGGCTTGCTTCATATAGTAATTTGTAATCTATCATCACCCAAACCTCCTGCATATATTCGCTGCCCGTTCGCACATATCAGTATCAAACCAGCCGAAATGACACTCGTTGAAACTGATTTCCAATTGCCACGCTAACCATCGGTACGCATCCGTGCGCTCTAAATTACGACTCCTAACGACATCATCGAAATACCGGTGAGCCGACAGCCTCGCTATCCGTGTCGGCTTGTCTGCCAGAGACCCCATCGGGATATCCGTCCCCGGATGAATGCCAACCCGTGCACCGCATGTCCAGCAGTGGTATAACCAAGGCCAGCGGCTGTTATCGTGGATACACTTGAATACATTCAGGTGATGTTCAATCATCACGTGTCTGCCGCAATATCGGCAGTGTGTCGGAATGGGATAGGGGTCGTTAACTCTGAGGATTGCTATTGGGTTGGGATTCCACGGTGTGAACATGCAACCTCCTTAATGCTGCTTTCACGGCATTTAAACGAGAATCCATCCTTTTGTATTTTGGAGTGTCAGTTTCTAGCTTAGGAGCAAGGCATCCAATGAGATACCCGTTATCAGCCTTGAGAACGAAATCAGTTAATGAGCCGCCCATTGCAGGCCAAAATGCACTCCATGAGTCACCGTACTCAGAGATTGTTATCCGGCCCATCTTATTACCATAATCTTCCAGATAAATATGAATAGGGTCATGGCATGGTACATCCGTGATTTGTATTTTCACGACATTTGATGTTTCGATATGCACAATAATTCTCCCGCATCAATCAGAGACTATTGCCGCATATTTACCCTGCGACCACGATAATGGCGGGCTATTGCGGATAATGGCATTTAACGCATCGAACGCCTGTTGTAATTCATACGGCAACTCCCCATCTGGTGGTAGCTCATCGTGAAACCAATCCGCGCCGTCTATTTCGGACGGGTAATTGGGTTCGCAGATAACGAGTTGCAGTTCTGACAGATCAACCTCATGTTCATGGCAATATTCGCCTAAATCGTCTGCATCCCAGAAATACTGCTCAGTATCGAACAATACTAACGGTGTTTTCCTGTCCCACTGTTTGCGTTCCATCTCCATGAATATTCGTTGCCGCGATTCCTCATAACAAGTTGAGCAACGACTGCGATTTATTTCTATAATTGGATGGTCAGGATTACTATCACATTCTCGGTGAGTGGCACCACAATAACGAGCTAGATGTTCATCATCACCAAAAAACCGACCATCACGCGAAACCCAACCTGTAACAGTTTTAATTTTCGCTGCTTCTGGTGAATCGTACATAACTATAGACATAGATAATCCTCCCGCCGCACAGCAGCGTAGTGATGAAATGGTTTTGATTGTTTAGTTAATGTTTGGATTACCAAGCACAAACACCCGGTGTTGAAAATCGGCGGTAGGGTATGTCATTTGCGGTGACTTCTTCTGGTCGTTGTTTTTCTTTACATATTTGCCCTGATTCTCATTTGCCCAGATCCGTCTGCACACAACACACCGCCGGTTTTTCGTGTATCTCAGTGTGTGCCCGTGTGGGCAGGATTTTCCGTAAAAATATTTATTCGGTTCCTCGATCATCTTGTTGTACCTCTTCGAATTCACCTTCAAAGATTGCAGCATGATCCTGCTCGATATTCGCTTCTGCTTTTTCATCCAGAACGACAGCTTTTTGCATCTCAATAGACACAGGCAGATATTTAAATAAGCGCCGAATCACGGTTTTTTTCGCCATCTCTTCCCAGTGAGATACCCACGGCCCATCATCGCCAGCCTTGCTTTGCGTTCTGGCTTTCTCAATTTGGTTAAACGTCATGACTTCAAACTGAACGCCGCTATCTTTTAGTCGGGCTACTGCGTAAACGTGAGTGATTGGTGCATCCTCATCTTCGCCCGGAACATGTGTTAAATTTTCACTGAGTCCATATTCAAAATGGAATTTATCGCTACTCCTGACTGTACGAGCGGAAATACTGACTATCTGACCGGAACGACGAGCCAGATCAATCATTCCTCGGTAGCCAATGATTAACTGAGCGTCAGTTCTTACAATGACCCACTGATTACCTTCTTTTCGCTTTTTAGCAAATGGTAAAATATAGGCATGACCCAATGCATTACCGGGTTCTAATCCCAGCTGAGAACATTGGACGACTGCACCAACAAAGCTTTGCATGTCACAATTGGCAAGTGATGGAGTCTTTCTAATTTCAGTGGTGACGATACGGATCATGCGGTCAGGGGTCATATGATTAGGCAATGCAGCTGCTAATTGCGCCTTCATCTTAGGCTTATTAATGAACTGAATAAGAGTCTGCTCTTTGGTGAGTGCAACTTTTGTTTGCGGCTGCGCTTTCTGTAAATCAGCTTGCGCCAGTGGTGGATTATTCATCTCTCAGCTCCTTAGCATAGTGGGGCAGTGATAATTCTCGCAGGCCGGGCCATTCGTTTGTTTTCAGGCATTCGGCATAAGTAGCAAGATTTCTTTGGTAGGCTGCACGTCCCGCTGATTTGGCCCGCTCAGTCATGATGTAAGTTCTTACTGGGTAGCGGCCACAATTCACCGTAGTGCTGACAGCCAGAAATATAAATGTGGGTAGCTGCCCGGTGAGTGCTTTGTATCCGTCTGAATAAAAAGCATCCTGCACATGGTAGCGATAGTCGTAAAATGTCCGGTCAAATCTATCAATGTCGGCCGTGCTTTTTACATCCACTATCCAATGGTGATCTGCAATTAATTTATCTGGCCTGCTCCTACATAAAACTCCAGTTGCCACATCTTCCCAATAGATGCTACTTTCCGTTGTCCCCGTGGCCTCCAGACACCATTTTGCGATGGGATGAGCCATTGCGCTATCACGCATAATCAGCAGTTTTCTACTTTCTTCTTGCGTCAGGATTATCTTGTCCTTATTATTTAGCGAAAATTCCTCCGCCTCTTCTTTTCCGGTTTTGGTACGCCTGTCTAACTTTGGCTCAATTGCAAAACGCTTGCCGAATTCGTCCGGCTCCAATAACAGGCAGTGCAACGCAGTTCCTATATCCAGCGACTTAATTTTCTCCTCATCAACAGGAGCGGTTCGTTGCCAGATCAATTCAGCGGGAGCTTGGTCTATTATGTCCAATTGCGACTTACTCACTCCCTCGCCGTTGTGATAGTCCGCATTGGAAATGTCGTAATAGATACCGGGGTTCATATCCGCTCCTCCTCCACTGCCCGACATACATCAAACAACCATTCGTAATGCGCATCCATCAGCTCAGACCGTTTGTCGCCAGTCATCGCTAATAGTGAGCTGATCTCATCGGATAGTGTGTTATCCGGTAATTTCCCCAGTCGAATATCAGCCCGTTTGTCCAAATGCTCGTCAGTGGCATCCTGATACGCAGCCTCCTCCCTGTCCCGCTCCTCTCGTGCGTCCTGCATCCAGCAGGGATCACATCCGAAACCTCTCATGCTGCCTCCTTGTGCATATTCTGGGCGATAGCCATAAGTTCCCGATAGGTAAATCCCGCTTTTTTCATTTCTTCCGCGAGACGTTCTGTATCACAATGCACTCTGGCATATTCCAGTGTTTCGCTGATATCGAGGTCAGAACGCATTGCAAACTCTTTGAATGGAATATCGAACTTCATATCACCCAGATCGTGATAATTGATATAGATTCTCCCGTTAAATACCCGCTCTTCTGGTTGGATATAGCTGTAATTTATTGATGGCAACATATTTACCTCCTAAACCGGAATAAATACGATTACTGATACAATGAATAACGCGATACAGCGCCTCCATGCGCGCCTGTTCCTGACTGCTTGCGGTGTTGTTGGCACGACCGCCATCGCGTCGTGGATGTTTTTACGCACGTAAAAATCCCTCGCTAGTGAAAACGATTAATGATTTCTGGGGTTGGGGTTATTTCTGGGTCAGACTGATGAGTGCCTTGGCGTGTATTATGGCAGATTCGATATCGAGGTGGATTAGGCCGCGTTCTAAACGAACGTAATCACATGAACTTCCAGACCAATAATTATCCCAATATAAACCATCCTTTTCTTCTTCTATATCCGGACAATAATATACCTGTTCATACTCCAGCGGCTCCCTCACGGGTTCCGGTACATCATATTCCCCGATTTTGATAGTACGGGGTTTTAATCTGTATGTACGTTCAGAGTAGAACGTGATTTCACCATTTAGTGATGTCCATTCGCCCAGATATTTAATTTCAAAATACTCCCACGGCCTATCGGTAATATGGGACAATCTAGCGTACTCAGTAATTAAATCTGCATGAATATGTTTAGGCATCATCATTCTCCTGTCGGTGGTTTTGGTAATGGCATCCAGTGAGTTACTTGATATTCATTATCCTGCAACCAGTTATCGGAACCTATATATTCGACACGAGCCCAAATCCAGCCATCAGCGACACTGTCGTATACTCTGACAAAACAATCCCAATAAAATTGGTCGTTATAAAACCAACCACCAAAAACTGGTACATCTAATTCAGGCAACCTCTCACTACATTTAATCCACTCCATAAACTCTCCTGTTATTCAGGTAATAAAAAGCCCCGCATTGGCGAGGCTGTTATTTAACTCACCACAGCCCACTCGGAAATGGGCTGGAGTTAGTCAACTGAGAGCCGCCCATTCACGATAGTACTTACGTTCGACCCAACACAGTTTTGCCAAACGACGACGAATTTCAGAACGCGGCGCTTCGGATATAGCCCACTGACGATAACGTTCAAATTTTTCTTTATGTTCAGCCGCAAATTTCATTGGTGTAGTCATTTTTATTCCCTCAGAATTAATGCTGTTTATTTGGAATTAGCTGGAGTTAGTTAATTTCCACCGACAGTTAAATCGAATTCTCTTTTAGTAATGGCTGGCTGCAACCCGTTTACAAACAGTATTTCATTCTCCGGTTCTGGTGACTTTATAAAACGCCAGCCTTTGAATAACCTCCCTGTGAAAATGTTATCCATGTAACTTGGGAAGCAACCTATTTCATCCCGTAAAAATTCCAGTGCTGCCATTCTTTCCGCTATATCGGATTTCATGCGATTAATTTCGTATTCGGTCATCACACCCTCGCAGTAACCCCGCCTGACTCCTGACGACGGCGGGATTTGGTTTTGGTTGAATAGAGTGCGACTTCTGGTAATACGCAGTTGTTGAAACTTGGCTCTTGCGGCTCATCGCCTTTAACCTGAACAATCAGATTGGCTATTACATTCGCGCTATCGTCCTGTTTACGTTTGAGTGTTAATAACTTGCGTGGCTCAGTTTCAACGCCGAATGCCTGATCAATGATATTTTCTAGTGCTTTTATTTCATGCTGACGGATATGTTCTTCTAAACGGTGACTAGTTATCAAATCACCGCGTTCCAGATGGCGACGCATTTTGGAGTTCAGACGGCCAGTTTTAGGCAAAAATGTGATACTCATTTGATTACCCCCATTAGTAATTTTTGGGGCGCAGTTAATGAACCAGGAGGCTGTTTAAATTTGCACACCTCTAAATGAGTTGTACAAACTTTCCAGCGACTCTGTGCCTATCCTTAGACTCTGCTAACCACGCCCCAAAAATCACTTTGGGTAGGGACTCTCCACACGGGCGGAGCATTCATTGTAGGTACTACGGTTTGACTTGATTTATCGAATCATCTACCTCTTCATATGCCAGTAGCGGCTACTTCGTGGGCGTCCTGCCTGTTCGATGATTAAAGTATACGCAATGTATACTTTAATGCAACTACAATTTGTATACCATGCTGATAAATAAGATTTACTCATTGATTTTAATGAAATAAATTTTTCAGATTGTTTGAATTTGTGATTTTGGTCATGAGTTGACTGGAGGGGGGGTAGATAGGTGGGTATAAAAAAGCCTCAAGGGAGGGCTGCAGGAGGCCGCGAGGTGCGGCCTATATTAAATCTTATGATATAGTTAACATTTCATTTAGTTACAGTTTACAGATGAAAATTCTTCTGTTAACTTGCTTTGATGCCACGTTTTGCCATCATTTCGGCGAAAATCGCATTAAAATGCGTCGATTTTGCCTTTAATTCGCGCAAGAAACGATCCGCTTCTTCCGATGGCAGGCTATCAAATAGCCCTAATAGTTCTTTCTGCTGTTTTGTCAGGTTTGATTCAGGTTTGATATTTATAGAATTCAGGGATAAATCTTTAATATCAGAGACTGTGCCATCTGAATTCAAAACAACGTGTTTAATCCCTATAAAATCCAATATTGCTGCGATTTCTTTGAGAGGCGGCTCTCTCCTTCCATTCAGCCAATGACCTACTGCACCTCGCGTTACTCCGAGATGTTCAGCTAATTTGTCGTATGTGATGCCCTCGACCTTCATGTGATCTTTGGCCATGTCAAACCAGTTCATGTTCATATTTGAATTATACGATCTGTATACAATGTTTTGGACTCACAATAGGTACACTCCTGTTGATGTTTTGAATACAATGTGTATACTTTAAATCTGAAAGGAGGTTCACAGCATGAATAAATTGCGTTTATACCGTGAACAGCTTGGGTTAACTCAATCAGAACTAGCTGTTCAAATAGGATGCACAAGTGGCGCGATATGTCATTATGAAACTGGTCGTAGAAAAATAGATCTCGCATTGTGCCGTAAATTTGTCGAGATTTTTAATAGCAACGGTATAAATGTTTCTCTCGATGACATATTTCCACCCAAAGCAGCCTAGCACTTTATCAGTAGTACCTACAATGAATGCTCCGCCCGTGTGGAGAGTCCCTATCAAGCTTTGGTAGGCTAAATCGTAACTAACCCGAAATTATCGGGCAGTTCTTATCAATTTGCACACCGATATCGCCGGTACGCAAATCTGCATATCGATATTTCCATATTCAAATTATATCCATCATCTATCTCAGGATAGCTGATTATCTATTTGTTTAACTAAACAAATATTAAACAGGTTAATGAAATTTTTAGGCATTGAGAGGTTAATTCAGGTGTCGGAGCGGAAAGGCAAGATAAAGAAAAACCCCAGTTGCTGTAACAACTGAGGCTTCTGAACAACATTTCACGAGGTAATTATGTATCACAAATCACCAAAAATCAATGATAGGGAGGTCGCATGAATACAGCGGAGGTTTTTGATTTCAATACGGCTAAAAAAATCAGGAGCAACAGGGTGGAGAACCAGAAATCTGGTTTTATCCCGTTGTACCGGAGCATCAGAAATAAACCGTGGGCTAAAGACGTATTTCTCAGAACGCTGTGGGAAAATTTGCTTATGGACGCAGCCAGACAACCATATACAGCTAATTTCAAGGGGAATGTGTGGCACTTACAACCCGGTCAATTAGTCGTAACGGCGGCTGATCTGGGGCTATCTCTGTGTGACCGCAACGGGAAGCCAACCAGTCGTGATGCAGTAGAACGGATGCTGGCATTTTTTGTTAAGGAATCGATGATTTCCATTGAGGGGGAGAAGCGAAAAGGACGTGTGATTACTATCACAAATTATAGTGACTATGCTGAAAAAATAGACAATTTACCCGCACATAACGCCGCACATACAGGCGCACATGGCGAGACCAGTAATGACGTGGCCTCAGACACCACCCCCGCACATGAGGGCGCACATAAACCCGCACATCATGAACAAGAATATATATCTAATAATAAATTATTAGATGATCGTCCGAGAAAATCTAAATCATCTGGCAAGGTAAATTCTGATGCTGCTGTTAGCTCACCTAAAGGTGATAAGTGGGGGAATGCTGACGACCTGAAAGCGGCTGAGTGGATTTTCCAGAAAGTGCAGGTAGCCAAGCCGAACGCCAAACAGCCTAACTGGGCATCATGGGCCAATGACATTCGACTGATGAGGCAATCTGATAACCGAACTCATGCGGAAATCTGCCATCTGTTCCGGTGGGCAAATCAGGATTCATTCTGGTACTGCAACATCCTGTCACCGGCCAAGCTGCGGGAAAAATGGGACACGCTCGAATCACAGAGCACCCAACCCAACCGTAAACAAATCACCAGCTCCACAGAATCATCCAGCAATTGGAACACTGCTGAGGCATGGGAGGAATTTCTATGAATCGCAAACTGGTTAACGCGATTGCTAATCGTGATGGTGCGGCATTGGCGCGGCTGTCAGATGGCCATCAGTCTAACAATCAGCCCGTGGTGAATGAAAATGCCGAAAAATTGGTTAACGCGCTGTTCAGGCAACTGAAACAGGTATTCCCTGCTGCAACACAAACTAACCTACGGAATGAGTCAGATGAGGCACTGGCTAAACAACAATGGATCGCCGCATTCGCTGAGAACGGCATTCGTACCAAAGAGCAGTTATCGGCAGGCATGAGATATGCTCGCGCCAGTGAAAACCCGTTCTGGCCGTCACCTGGTCAATTTGTTCAATGGTGCAAACAGGGCAGTATCCAGAATTCCGGGTTACCTGATGAGTCAGAGCTGTACGACATGGTGATGACCTACAGTGCCAAACGTGGGTTATATGATTCGCCAGAGCATTACCCGTGGTCGTCTCATGCCTGTTACTGGATGGTGACAAAACTCTATTCCCAAATGATGGGATTGAACCTGAACGAATCGGAATTACACAAACGATGCAAACAGGAGCTAATCAGCATGTCGCGCCGAATGGAGTCAGGAGAGCAGATACCAGAACCGAGGGTGCAGCTCACTGAATTGCATATTCCTACCAGCAATGAACGTGCGTTAGATCACCTGGCTGAAATCAGACGCAAACTCAATTTAAAACCCCAGAACAATCCCGTTGCAAACACCCAGCAATAACAGTCGACGAGCAGTATCGTGTTATCACATGCGACCAATGCAGCTGCAATATCGAGGCGTTTGACTATTTGCTGGAACGTGCACGTGGAGGTGAGCGTGTGGTACGGGAGATTGAGACGCTATACCAGCGGCGGGATGAATTGAGAGCAGCGTGCGACAATTTGCAACGGGAAGAGAAAAACACAAAAGTTCGACTAAGAGGCGCGAAAACACAATTGCAATTTCTGGAAAACGATATCAAGAGGGCAAATGACGGAGGTTAGATGGAATGTGATTTTCTATTTCATGAATCAACCAAACAAGCCGCATGGCAACAACTCAAAGAGGTTCTCGCAACAAACCAACCTCACCGCCTCATCATCAAACCGTGGAAAAACACCAGAAGCCTATCTCAGAACGCGACTGACAGACACAGACTATGCACACATGGCTCATTTGGAAGGTGTAATCAGGACGCAATCAATATTGCTATCGGAGGGTAAGATTTGACGTATTACAATTTAAAATTGCCGTGGCCTCCCTCGAATAACACCTACTGGCGGCATACGAAGCGCGGTCACTATATATCAGAGAAAGGCATCAACTACCGACAGCAAATCATCGACATCATCAAGCAGCAAAACCTCAATATCAATACCCAGTCCCGCATCAAAATCTCAATCACGGCAAATCCCCCAGACAGACGACGGAGAGACCTCGATAACCTGCCTAAAGCGGTTTTCGATGCGTTAACTCACGCTGAATTCTGGGCTGATGACAATCAGATTGACTATATGAGCATCGAACGTGGCGAACGGGTTGCAGGTGGTTGTTTGGATATTCAGATATGGGAGCTGGAGACATGAATGTTGAAATAAAAATAACATCAATCCCCGAACTGCTCATCAAACATCGGGGTAATCAAACCCAGCTAGCCGTTGAGTTAGGCGTCAACCGGATGACAGTGGGTAAATTCGCCCGTGATTTTAAATGCCAGCTCCACATTGTGTGTAATGGGGAATTGATGACAAAAACAAAGCTAAAAGGGAATCAGAGGAAATGAGGGTTAAAGAAGCATTCCCATTGCTGGCCTATGTTGCCAACAAGAAAGACCTACGCAGGGCATGGGGTAAAGGTCGGAAAACTATTACACCAAGTCAACGCGTCTGGGTCAGGTATTTAATGATGATATGGGGGCGACAATACGGAGGGAATGAATATCCCAGTGGGGAATGTAGCGTCATAGGCCGATTAATGACTCGTGAAGATTGGACTGATGCCGAAGGTGAGCGGATCGTTAAGGTGGTTAAAGACTTGCATAAACTGGGCTATGACGGAGAGGAGTTATTCCAGAAAGCCCACGAGGTTCTAAACCCCAAGCAATCACTAAGCGACATCATCGCTCTCGCCAAAGAATCAGATGATGCCGCATTCGTTGAAACGGTTCTGAATAAGACGTTTAAGCGGGGTAATCCTATTCGGGATATCGCCATTAAACGATATTGTGAACGCAAATACCCGCAAAAGATTGCTCGCGAGTTGTCTGGTCTGACTGGTTGTGATGTTCAATGGGCTAGGAAACGTGCCACATGGTCAGAGGAATTACTGGAAGAGGAAATGTATTACGCTATCAAGCGAGAGATTAGAAAAGAAAACCATGAAATATATCACTGAATATAAATATTTTCTAAAATAACTTGATTTTGAGAAATTTAAGTGTATATTTTGTGTTATGCTCGGACAGTAAAACCGAAAGCAGTTAAGCCTCACTAATCCAGTGGGGCTTTTTCATTTCTACCCGCCGTAAATCCAACTACGAAAAGATATTTCGTAGTTCGAAATCCCAGATTTGCGGGATATTTAGATGAATATTTCAAGGCTGCGCTCTGCGTGGCCTTTTTCGTATCTGCAATCCTAACTATTTGATATTCATTCGATAACGGAATTCCGATAACGGCCACCTATTAACCTACTCACAGGGGTAACCATCGTTCACCCCACGGACGCCCATTGTTCAGATGGGGTGGAATATGAAGATGAAAGAAAATCCTGACTTATGGGCCGACTTACTCAACGGCCTGAAAAACTCATGGCCGCAAATATCCGGCTCTATTTTGGCGGCATTAATTTGCTACGGTCGCCTGATTTATGACGGCGTGGAACGAAAGAACCGCTGGGTCGAGGCACTGCTGTGTGGTGCGCTGTCATGGAGTGTGTCCAGTGGTCTGGAAATGTTCGGCATCCCTGCCAGTTTTGCACCGGCTATCGGGGGTGCCATTGGGTTTATTGGTGTTGAGAAGCTACGCGAGTTTGCTGTTCGTGCCATTAATAAACGTTTGGGGGATAAACAGTGACCAGAGGCATTCGCAATAACAATCCGGGCAACATTGATCATAACTTAGCTAATCAATGGCAAGGTCAGTTGAAGCATGACCCGAACATTGAAAAACGGTTCTGCCGGTTTGAATCACCCGAGTATGGTATTCGGGCACTGATGAAACTGTTGTGTAATTATCATAAGGGCGGGTACAACAGCGTATCTAAGATTATCAATCGCTGGGCCCCAACCAATGAAAACAACACGTCGGCTTATATCAACGGGGTAGCTAAGGCGCTGAGTGTGGATCCGCATCAAGTTCTCGACATGAATAAACCCACGCTGATTGCGCTGGCTAAGTCCATTATCCGGCACGAGAACGGCCAACAACCGTATTCAGAGGCGACGTTTGAAAATGCGTTTGAGCGTCTATGACGTTCAGGCTGCGCATGTTCATTATCGGTACGCTGATAACCGTGTTTTGTCTGCTCGGTGGCCTGCTGTGGTTCTACTACAGCAAGTATCACCAAAAGGACAAGGATTATAACGAGCTGGACACGAAGTATCAGCATCAACAAGTCATGACCGCCAATACCTTTCAGACTGTCAGGATATTCAATGATATCTCACGCATTAATAGCGAAAGCCGGAACCGGTCAGCCGTGGATTCTGAGCAGACTAAAGCGGCCATCAAAGATGCGGTGGTCAATCATGATTGTGCCAATCGCACTGTGCCTGATGGGGCTGTTATCCGGTTGCAGCAACACACGAACCGAATACGTTCCGGTGCCACCGGTACCCATTCCAGCACATTTGCTCGCTGACTGTTTGCCTCCGGTGATACCGGACACAATGACATGGAGTGACAGTCTCATACTGAATGAGCAGCTACTGACGGTGATTGAGCAGTGCAATCTGGATAAGCAGGCGATACGGGAAATAGAAGAGAATGGCAGGTCATCCCTGAATATGTGAGAATATTGATAAGGCTCCTAATAAAATTAGTGTATAAAAATCTTATCTTATAGAGGTGGGTGTATGCTTTCAAATAAAGCTTTAGAAAATAATGATATAAAGATAATAAATAAGAAAATTAAAGATGTAATTTCTCTGTTAGCCTCGATGTGTGTTTTGGTCACTGGCTCATATCTTATGGGTGAGATGCTCATTGGAGCAAAAAAAGTAAGTGTTTTATGGATGGTATTATACTCTTTGAGTATTGTTTCTTTAATGGGGCTTTTGGTTATTGCATTTCATATAATAAAGTCTGATTTTTTAGAGGTGCGTAGAGAAGTATCATCAACGAAATATTCTAATATATTTTTTGTAATATTATGGTTTCCTGCAATAGGATTTTTAGGTGCATTGTCTGTTTCTGGTAATCAATTATCTGAGGTAATTACAGAATATAAATCAAATGAAAAACAAGTAAAGGCTCTTTTCCCTCCTCCAGCAGCATGGGCACTGCAACCTCCTTCAAACTCACTGGAAAAGTTAGATCAAGTATTTTCGATATCTGCGCTTGAATTGCCAAACTTGAATTCTGAAGAAAAAGTAGAGAAACACATCTCTCCTTATTCTTATTGTGTAAATGGGGAAACTGATATTGCTCTTACTAAAGTGGCTGCCTTAACTCTTCTTGATGCTCGTGAGGGTATTATGACCGATAGAGTAAAAATAAAATATTTACAAGAATATATTGAAATGCAAAGTAAAAGCAGGAATAAGCTTGAAGCAGATTAACAAAATGTCGCTGAATAATATAGTGGTCGCTTAGGCGGCCTTTATTATTTTTACTGAAACCGTTACCTCCGGCGGCGTGGGCGATGCAACCACCGTCGAACTCTCTGGAGAAACTGGATCTACTGTTCTCGATATCCGAGAAGGTATCATCAACGACCGGGCAAAACTGAGATATTTACAGGAATATGTTAAGGCTGAATGCAGAGGAAACAATGACTGAAATAGACGAACTTAATTCCTGTCCGTTTTGTAACAGTGGAAGCGCGGAAATGAGCTCATATTCAGATGACACGTGGTTTTATGTGCAATGTACCGACTGTGGAGCAAGTGGGCCAGAGGAAAATACCGCAGAGAACGCCGAAATTGCGTGGAACCGGAGAACTTGAAATCCTCAAAAGCCAGTTCCTTGGATTGAAGGAGTATGTTAGGACGCAGTGTCAGTGAGTGATGAGAGGACGGCAAAAGTGTTACCGTCCTACTCAATATAATTATAAACACAATACGTAATTCCATACCCCCGGGTGCACCTTTATGCATTGAGCTAAGCAGCTACCCCAGGCTGAGCTGGCCGGAGGAAACATCGAGCAAGTCATAGCATAGATTTGCGTTGAGGTTAAAAGAGTCGTACCTGCTAACAGGCAAAGAAGAATGAACTTTTTCATTTTACTCACCCCATTTCACTGACAACAACAAAGACCAATTAACCCATTAAACCTATTTTCACCCAACAACAAGCGAATAATGCTTAACAATTAGTTACCCTCTGAAACTAAAGTCAATATTTCTTTGCCCATTCCCTGAGTGGTTAAAGGAATATTGATAACCCATGCTGCCACCCGTTCCCATCGCGTACCCAACGCACACGGGATGGTGGCATTTCTGTTTTCACTGCGCACCGCAGCGCCAATCTAAACATCGAGCCTTTATTTAGGAATGAGCCTTTGAGGGATCAGCTAAAACTGATGCTACTCGATGGGCTGATTTCCTATGCGGCAAAGGTTCATTACCTAAGTAAGGATAAGCATCGTGAGTAACATTATTCATTTTGAATATGAAGGTCATCCTGTATTTTTTAATGAAGAAGGCTGGATTAATGCAACGGATATAGCTTCCAAATACGGGAAAAAGCCCGCCAAATGGAAAGAGCTTCCTAGTACCAAAAGTTACATAAAATCCCTCGCGAACGCCCTAAATATGGGCAATGTCCGAAAATCGGACTTTGGTCTGATAGTGACGAAAAGAGGTAATACCGCTCGCTTAAGCAAATCAAGATAAGTCATAATCGGCCTCAACTGATTGTTTGAGGCCGATTTTTATGTCTGAATTTTCTCGTGAACTCCAAGCTACTGCGGAATTTAATTACCCCGAATCTCTGGATGCCTTTAGCCAAAACATTCCGATGGCATGGGTGACTAAAGTGGTTAGAGAAACCGGCCGAGCCACGGTGCGAAAACGTCGATTTCCCGCCGAACAAGCCGTGTGGCTAGTGCTGGGCATTGGGCTCATGAGAAACCGTTCTATCAATGATGTGTGTGACAAATTAGACCTGGCTTTTCCTGACGCCAAGGGGGAACTGCCATCATTAGCGTCAAGCCGTATCTCAAAAGCCAGACACCGCATTGGTGTTGAACCCTTGCGGCTTCTTTTTCATACCACCGCCACCGAATGGGAAAAAGAGGACACAACGTATTCTGTGTGTGGCCTGAAAATTTTATGTGTGGATGGCACCCAGTTTAAGGTGCCTGAAACAGGCGATAACCAACAATTGGGTTATGCCTCCGGTAAAGCCACCTTTCCTTCCGTGTTAGCGCTGACGCTGATGTCCGCACGAACACACCTTATCTCTGATGTGGCGTTTGGCCCCATCACCCAAAGTGAAATGAGCTACGCCCAACAATTGGTTGGTTCTGCGCCCGAAAATACGCTGACGTTGTTTGACCGGGGTTTTCTCTCTGCGGAATTATTTCAATCGTGACGGGGAGCCGGCAAAAATACCCATTGGCTGACGCCGATAAAAAGCAAGATGCGTTATGACATTGTTGAGGAATACAGCCCTTATGATAAATTGATCGAGATGCCGGTTTCTCCCCAGGCCCAACAAGCCCATCCTCACCTTGGAAAAACCTGGCGGGCACGTCTTATCTTAATTCCGGATCCGAAAGGTGAAATTAAAGGGTTTATCACTTCAATGGAATGCCCGGTAACCTATCCGCTCAACGCTATCCTGGGTGTGTACTGGGAACGTTGGGAAATTGAAACCGGTTATGGTGAACTGAAACAAAGGCTACTCAATAACACCGCCATCCTGAGGAGCCAGACACGGGCCGGTATTTATCAGGAATTATGGGGCATCTTGATTGCCTATAACGTGGTTCGGCTGGAAATGAGCCGGATGGCAAAAGTCTATCGTGTTGAACCGCTTCGGATAAGCTTTATCAATGCGTTACGGCTGATACAGGATGAGTTTTTATGGTGTTCGGGACGTAGCCCCGGTACGATCCCACAAAAATTAAAAGCGCTCAGGGAGAATGGCAAGAGACTGATCTTACCGCCGAAGCGAAAACGCCCATCCGTCCCACGGCAAATACTCTGCAAACATCACGTTACCCTTATCAAAAGAGAACCGCTCACGCTTAAGTGAGCGGTATTACGAAAAGAGGTGGTTTTAATGCCGGGACATGGATTCATCCAAAGTTGGCCGTCTCTTTTGCTAGATGGTTATCTGATGATTTTGCGGTTTGGTGCGATTTGAAAATTGATGAACTAATTCGAAGTCATCAACCCACATTCACTGACCAGCGCATCAATGCCATCTTTCTTCTTGATAAACCCGCTACATGGGAAAAGCAGTTTCAGCAACCCTTTTATCAGGCACTCAGCCGTAGTCAGGGTTGCCCTACAACGGCCATGTCGGTGGTACTCCGTCACTGTTTGGGATGATCACATCCAAGTGGGTATATCAGGTTGTGCTGCCTGATTCGGTTTACTCTGAGGCAAAAGAAGCAGCCAAAGGCAGCGGGGATAAGATCCATCAATACCTTAAACCGGAAGCCCGGAAACTGGTACAAGAGCAACTGAAAGCGGTCACGATATTGGCTAACGGCTGCGTGGACTACAAAGATTTTGAGGCACGTTGCGTTCAGTCATTTGGCAAGTCAGGCGAGCAAGGTATGTTGATCTTGCCGGTAGAGCGGGAATTCAGTTATTCAGCAGTCAGGCATTAAGCCAAAGTGCTTTTTCACACTTTGGGATGAAAGCACGGGCAGGGTTTGAAATCTGCCCCTTTGATGCGGTAAGCGATTGATATTATCGAGATCCTCAGTTTGGTGTTGGGTTCGCCAATCTGACGGCCAGCGATGAAATCAATGAGTTACTGCACAAGGCATGGGCGAGTAAGTATTCGACTGAAAAGCCGAAGAGCAAGAGGGCTTGATGCAATTGCTCCGCAATTGTACCAGAGCAAATAGAACGAACATTAAACTGAATACAAAATTCTGCAAAGCATCCACTTTCGGGGGTTTGATAGAGTTTTATATAGGTTTTGGGTATTGGTGGTCTCGCCGGAATAGCGGGTTATATAAACCGAGGTAGTTATTTGTTCTGAATAAGGGTAAAACACGATGGAAATTAGTATTAATGAAGATGGTGGCGCCAAGGTAACGACGGCGGGATACACAGCGTTTTACGGTAAGAATGGCGGACTCAAACTAGTTAGTGGCGGTTCCAATAGCATTCTTAACGCCCCTGCGACGCTCGTTATTCACGATGCATTCAAACAGAAAGCAGAAAAGGAACCAGCACCCCCCCAAACAGGAACCTACAAAAGAACAGACGAGCAAGGTCTATGACGCAGGCATGACACTGGCAGTAGAGAAGAGCGCCGAAGCTATCATCGAAAATGCAGAGAAGATTTATAAAGTAGCTGCTGGAGTTCATGTGAAAGAGGCCGTCATTAATGCAGCGAAGATAAGCAGCATCCCCGATGACGATCATATTCGCCGGATAGTCCGTGAAGAGATGCGTCAGTTCGTGACCCGTGAACTTATGCCGGGTGGGTTACTTTCAAAATAAGGAAATAAAATGGCTAGGCCGGACTGGGGCGAGCTTAAAAATAAGTTCCTGTCTGACCACGCCGAAACGGGGGTATCACCGAAAGAGTGGTGTGAGTCTCAGGGATTAAATTATTCAACTGCCCGAAGGTATATCAAAAATCCGACTGCGCACAAGACTGCGCAAAACGAAACCCGCAAAGTGCGCAATTCAAAAAAGCGCAATTCCAACACCGCTCCGCCTTTTGAGATTGGCAACAGCGCAGCGGTAAAGCACTCTGGTTACTCTAAATATCTGCCTGATTCAGAAGAGCTGTTTAAGGATGCGGCAGAGCTGGATTTGGCTCATGAATTATTGTTTGTTCGGGCAAGAACATTGTCAGTGACAAACATCCTTGGCAAGTTGCGCTCTGATTTTGAGTCGACCGAAGATTCGGAATTACGAGGTGATATTGCAAAACAGATTATGGGTGCAGAACAGGCTCTAGATCGCAATATTGCGCGGGTTGAATCTATAGAGCGTACTTTAGCGAGCCTTGATATCGATCGGGCTACGTTACCGAAAGTGATAGCTGATACTGAATTTAGATTAGCAGCAACACGTAAGACAAAACTTGAAGCAGATAAACTGCAAAAAGAAATCGATACAGAAAAAGAGCAGCCCATAAAACGAATGGAGGTGATAATTGTCGGGGAGAACAATCAAGGCGACACTGACACCACCTCAAGGTAAGTTTTTCGGTCTCCAGTGTAAGTATCCGGCGTTTGTTGGCGGATTCGGCACCGGTAAGACTGAAACGATGGCTGTTTCTGCTTTTCGAGATGCATCCCATTCATCTAATGCATTGATAGCCATGTATGAACCAACCTATGATTTAATACGGCTTATCCTTGCACCTCGCATGGAAGATAAACTATCTGAGTATGGCGTTCGCTACAAATACAATAAGTCAGAGAACATTATTTACACCGCCACTTCCGGTATTGGTGATTTTGTTCTGCGCACACTGGATAACCCTGCACGTATTGTCGGATATGAGTCCTATCGGGCGCATATTGATGAAATTGATACACTGAAAGAGCAACATGCAAATGATGTTTGGATAAAAGTTATTGCCCGTAATCGTCAGCGTCCGTTTGGCGTAGAGAAGCCATTTAACAGAGTAAGCGTCTACACCACACCAGAAGGATTCCGCTTTGTATATAAAACATGGAAGCGTAACCCTAAAGATGGTTATCAAATGGTTCAAGCGTCTACATGCAGCAATCCATTTTTACCCGATGATTATGCGGACTCCTTGAAGGCAAGTTATCCGCCTCAATTAATCGATGCTTATCTTGATGGTGAATTCGTTAACCTGACAAGCGGAACGGTTTATCACTGTTATGACAGGAAAGAGAATGGCAGCACGGAAACAGTGATAGGTAATGAGCCTATATTTGTCGGCATGGATTTTAACGTTGGCAAGATGGCGGCAATTATTCATGTGAAACGCTCAGGGTTACCTCATGCAGTGGACGAAATAATTGATGGTTACGACACACCTGACGTTATCAAAACACTGCAAAACCGGTATTCAGAAAACAAAATTCACATTTACCCAGATGCGAGTGGTAATAGCCGGAAATCAGTTAATGCGTCAGAGACTGATATTGCATTGCTCAAAAGAGCTGGGCTGGCAGTTCATGTAAATGGTACTAATCCATCGGTAAAAGATCGCGTTAACTCAATGAACGCAATGTTCCTAAATGCAGAAGGGGAAAGGCGTTATTTCGTTAATGCTGATAGGTGTCCTAATTATACTGAGTCGCTGGAGCAGCAAATTTGGTCACCATCTGGTGAGCCAGACAAAACGGCAGGCTTTGATCATACAAATGATGCTGGTGGTTATTACATTTCCTTTGAGTATCCAATTGTGAGAACTGACCTAACCAAGAAAATCAATTTCAACTGGAACTAACATGAATACGAACGTTGATTACCGACATCCTGCGTACACCGAATTTTTGCTAGAGTGGAACATGATTGGCGATTGTGTTGATGGCGAACGAGTCGTTAAGAGCCGAAAAGAGAAGTATCTGCCGCATCCAGCAGATAAAAAAGCCAAAGACGATCCGCATAATGAACGGTATAAAAAGTATATTCTCCGTGCATCGTTTATCAACGCGACAGGGCGTACTCTCAGCGGCCTGTTGGGTATCGCATTTAATAAACCCGTCAAAATTGATATCGCTGGTGGAGTTGAATATCTGGAAACAGATATAGATGGTGAAGGACAGCCATTGACACAGATGATACGTGATTCACTTTCTCAGGTCTTACAGCGTGGGCGGGCTGGATTGCTAACTGATTTTTCGGGTGCTGGCGTTCAGTCAGAAGCCAATAAAGGTCGTCCGTACATCCGATTATTTACGGCAAAGCAAATCATCAACTGGCGAGTGACTCATGGCAAGACATCATTAGTGGTTGTTCATTATAAAGAACCAAGGGACGCCGATGATTTTGAGTTGCAGATGGTGGATCACTGGATTGAATTGCGGCTGATTGATGGCATTGCTTATTCTCGCAGATGGCGCAGATATAATGATTTAACCATAGGTGAGTGGGTGGAGCTTAAAGATGCTAGTGGTAATCCATTAACAGAATTACCATGGTCATGGATTGGCGCAGCGAACAACGACCACACACCGGATGCACCGCCGCTGGCCGATATCGCCTATGTGAATATCAAACATTATCAGGCTGAGGCTGATATCGCAGAGTCAGCACACACTGTCGGGCAGCCGATGGTGGCGTTAACAGGTCTTGATGATAATTGGGCAGATAAATATTTTTCTGGCGGGTTTACCGTTGGCTCGCGTAGTGGTGTGTTGCTGCCCAAGGGTGGCGATATGAAGTTCGCACAGCCGGAAGAGCGCAACATACAGATAACGGTGGCGGAACGGCGTGAGAAGCAAATGGCAATGTTAGGCGCAAAATTGATTGAGCGCGGCACCTCTGCACGAACAGCAACACAGGCACAGAATGAGGCGCAAACGGATAACTCCATCCTGTCATTGTGCGCCGGTAATGTGGAACAGGCATTTAACCGCGCGTTGCAGTTCTGTATCCAGTTTGCTGGCACTGGTGAAGCAGCCATTGAGTTGAACAAAACCTATGAAATTGCCCAACTGGATTCTGCGTCTATTTCGGTTCTGTTATCTGCTGTCCAGTCCGGTGAGATGAGGAAGGTTGATTTCACCCGGTATCTGCAAAGTATCAATATTGTTCCACAAGATGAAAAGCCGGAAGATATTGAGGATCAGCTAAGAAACAAAGAGCCTGAAATGCTGGAATGATAAATGAAATCCATCAATGAAATGATAATGGACGAATTGATTGCTCACTCCCTGTTTTCTGGTCGCTATAGCACGGGTGTTGCTCGCAGGATGGTTAAGGCGTTGAACGAGTTTGACGCAGAGTTAACAGCATCGTTAATTGTCGCGCTGGATGATGCCAACATTGATACTGACAGTTTCACGATGAGGCGATTGGAGTCATTGTTATTCGGTGTCAGGGCAATCAATAAAAACGCTGTTGAGAGCGCATTTTCTGTGTTGTCCCGTGAAATGCTGGAGCATGCCCACTATGAGATTGGCTACTATCCGTCGCTATTTGGCTCCCTGTTACCTGATGCCATCCTGAGACAATACCCGCTGGTGGGCATTACAGAAGAAATGTTGTATTCATCGGTGATGGCGCGTCCGTTTCAAGGAAAATTGCTATCAGAGTGGGCTGACGGTCTGGAAAAAGACCGCATGGCTCGTATTAGTAATACGGTTCGCAATGGTTACCTGAACGGTGAGAGTGCGGTTGAGATTGGTCGAAAAATCAGAGGTCACGCCAATCAAGGATATAAAGACGGTTCCCTGCAAATGAGTCGGGCTAATGCGACAACCATCGCTAAAACTGCCGTCAGTCACCTACAAGCGGTGGCAAGAGAGCAATTTGTCGACGCTAACAGAGATATCCTTGATTGTAAGCGGTGGGTATCAACACTGGATAACAAAACATCCAACGATTGCATTGTCCGCGATGGATTGAGGTACACGCTAGACGGTAAACCTATCGGACACAAAGTCCCCTATTTGCAGGGTCCCGGAAAGATCCACTTCAATTGTCGCTCAATGGAAACGCTGGTGGTGAAATCGTGGCGTGAACTGGGTATTGATGCGGATGAAATGAGCGAAGGAATGCGGGCATCAATGGATGGTCAGGTGCCAGCAGGGGCGACATTTTTAGAGTGGATTCAGCGCCAGCCGGAGTGGAGACAGCGACAAGTGTTTGGTGAAACTCGTTTCCGGCTGATGAAGGATGGCGGTATACATCCCTCGCAATTCTACACAGATAAAGGTGAGTTTATTTCATTAGACAAGCTCAAAGAGATAGACGAACAAGCATTTAGAGAGGCTGGCTATGACTAATGCCAGCAACAAATCACACAAGCCCGCCACACTGAGCGGGTTTTTTATTATCCGCAGTCGGTGACTGCATCATCAAAACCCGAGGTTTGCGATGTTTAAGTTTTTATTAACAAAAGAAGAGTTCGAGGCATTAACTGATGACCAAAAAGCCATGTACAAAGTGCAGGGTGATAAATATCAGTTACAGATCGAAGGGTTGCCTGAAATTCCCGACGTTTCCGGCCTACAAAAGAAAGTCGATGAATTACTTTCTGAGAAAAAATCTGAACAAGAGAAACGCCGTCAGGCGGAAGAAGCAGCCAAGAAAGCCGCAGACGAACAAGCCCGTAAAAACGGTGACATTGAGGCACTGGAAAAAAGTTGGTCTGAGAAACTCACTGCACGAGAAAAAGAGTTATTGGCACAACTCGAAGAAAAGGACACTAATTTGCGCACATTGCTGGTGGATAACGTGGCTCAGTCACTGGCGGCTAAATTGGCAGGCGACAGTGCAGAGTTGCTTTTACCACATATCAAATCACGCCTAATCGTTGAAGAGGGCAAAACACGGGTTGTAGATAGTGAAGGTAAACCCTCTGCACTGACTATTGACGATTTAGAAAAAGAATTCCGTAGCAACAAGCTGTTTGCGCCTGTTGTTATCGGCAGTAAAGCGACCGGAACCGGCGGTGAAGGTCAGCGCCAAACTGTTGCCAGAGGTGGCGGTAAAACTTGGCACGACTATACGGAAGCAGAACGTATCCGTCTGCTCGAAGAAGATCCTGAGGAATTTAAACGCCTCGCAAAAACACAGTAACAGGAGCATGAATTAAATGGCAACAACTCGTTTATCCGATATTTTTCGTGGTGATTACTATCAGGCTATCGCTCCACAAAACAGCCCAGAAAAAACCGCCGTTTTTGAGTCAGGTATCATTACCCGCCTGCCTCAGTTGGATGCTATCGCCTCTGATGGACAAGGCACGGCAACCATTAACTACTGGAATGATTTAGATGCGAACGAGGCACCTAATGCCACGTCCGACGACCCCGATCAGATAGGTAAGGTAGGAAAGGCCAGTCAGTCCAGCCTGAAATCACGTGTTCTGTACCTTAACAAGGGCTATGGCGTAGCTGACTTGGCGGCAGAGCTGGCAAACAGTGAACCAATGACCCATATCCGTAACCGCTTTGGTACTTATTGGACTCGGCAATGGCAGCGTTATCTCATTGGGACTGCGCGTGGGATTATTGGCAACAACATTGCGAACAATAATAGCGACATGGTGATTCAGGGTGGCAATGAAATCTCAGCCAATAACCTGATTGATGCGGCATTTACCGCAGGTGATGCCGCCGACACGTTCAGTGCTATTGGTGTTCACTCTGTCGTCATGAAACAAATGGCGACCCAGAACCTGATTGAGACTATCCGCGATTCAGAGGGGCGCGTCATTCTGCAAACATACCTGGGTAAACCCATCTTCATGGATGACAGCCTGAAATATCAGGACGGGCGTTATCTGACGGTCTTTTTCGGCGGCGGTGCGTTTGGTTACGGCAGTGGTAACCCGCATACTCCGGTTGAATTGGATCGTAAGGCGTCAGGCGGTAATGGTGGTGGTGCTGAGGTGTTATGGGAGCGTAAAACGTTTATCTTGCAACCCGCTGGTTTTAGCTGGCTGGGAGAGGAAGATCCCAATAAGACCCCTTCCATTGATGATATCGCTCAGGCAACTAATTGGCAGCGCAAATTTGACCGCAAAAATGTACCGTTTGCGGCGGTATTGAGCGGTAAGCCTGATTCTGGCAGCGAAAAAGCCAAAAATTCCGAGCAGAATTCTGGCAAGTGATGAGTAATCAACAGGGGCTTAATTGCCCCTTTCTCTTTGAGGTGAGCATGATTGATTCAGATAAAAACTCGCCAACGTTTAACAGTTACGCCAGTGTTGAAGATTTAAGGCGATTTGCTACTCAGCGGGGCTATTCATTACCTGATGGTGATTTGTCGTCTCTCCTGTTTCAGGCGATGGACTATCTGTCCACTAAGCAATGGAAAGGGAGAAGAGCTAATGCAGATCAACCGCTGGCATTCCCCCGCAAGGGAATTTATATCGATGGTGAGTCAGTGTCGGATGATGTTATCCCCAAGCCGATAATCCAGGTTCAGTGTCGGCTGGCTATTGATTCTCTGGAATATGATCTGACCCCCACAGTAGGCGGCGAAGTGCTATCTGAGGCGGTTAGTGGCGCAGTAGCGGTGACCTATACGGAAGGAACTAATTCAGGCAAGCCAAACATATCTTGGTTTAATTCCATGCTACATGACTTTCTATCTGGTAGTGGTACGACATTTAAAGTATTCAGGGGGTGATATGGCAACTTTCTACCCTAGAATGCAAAAAACGTCTGAACGATTGCTAAAAAAGTATGGTGCCGAATTTCAGGTAAAACGAAAAGGGCAGCACTGGGTGGATGATGAAGGCAAAGAGCATCACGAACCGGAAAAGCAGTTCAGCGCTGTCGGAGTAAAAACCAAGTATAACCCTAATGAGATTGACGGTTCACTGATACTGTCTACGGATATCAAGATGGTGTTTTCGTCTGATATTGAGCTAAAAAAAGGTGATCGTGTGCTGGTGGATAGTGTTTGGCTGAGGGTGATTGAGCCTAACCCAATAAAACCCGCAGATTTCATACTCTGTTACCAATCTCAGTTGAGGGCGTAACATGGCAGATCCATTTATGGCGTCCATTGATGCGTTTGTGAATAAAGCGAAAGGCAATATTGAAGCCGCATCAAGAGGAACGTTTATCAAGATATTGTCACGACTGATTATCATGTCGCCTGTTGGCAACCCTGAACTGTGGAAGGTCAATCAAACGGCAAGAGAATACAATCAGGCTGTACATGATTGGAACGAGCAGCAGCGGTTAGATCCTAAAAATTTGACCCCAAAGAAGCGGCAGCTAAAAAAACGTGCTCGTGTCACTGATTCTATGGATATCAAAGCACCTTCTGGATATACGGGTGGACGATTCCGCGGTAATTGGCAGATCACTTTTGATGACATTCCCACAGAAGAGACAGGACGCATTGATAAAAGCGGCAATATGACTAAAGCCGTGGGTGATTTGGTTATTGGTCAGTTTCAGGTTGGGGTAAAATCGGTCTATTTCTCAAACGTTGTGCCGTATGCTTATCGTCTGGAGATGGGGCATTCGAAACAAGCGCCAAATGGCATGGTTGCAGTAACAGCACAGGGATTTCAGAAGTTCTTTAGTGAGGCTGTTACGGAGGCGAAATCATGAACCAGTCAATAATAAATAACGCTATTCGGGCGCTGGTGGCAAAAATAGCCAAACAGGAAAGTCTAAACGTGGCGTGGCCGAATATACCATTTGATGACATTAACGAACCGTATTTGCAATTACATATTATGCCAGCAACAACACAAAACATTGGGCTGTCGTTGGATATGCCAATCTTCCGCGGTGTGATTCAGGTGAATGTGGTGGGGAAATCCGGTTCGGGTGATTCAACCCTGATGAGTATTGCTGTCCGAGTAACTAAATTCCTACAGAACGGCTTGTCATTGGTCGAGGATTTATACCTCAACGATGAGCCGAATATCTTTCCTGCCATACAGGATGGCACCAACTACACCATTCCCATACGTACATCTTATCGATGTGACGCAGTTCGATAACACAGCCGCAATTAGCGGTTTCTTATGCATAAAAGAGGTTAACGATGGCCTATAACATTCCTAATGGTTCCCGTGTTTATATTGCAAGTAAGTACGGGAATGAAATCAAAGTAGTATCCGCGTCTAACGCAGAAGAGGTAGTACTGACGGTTGAGTCAGCTACGGGCATTGCTAAGGACGATATCGTTCATGTCAATTCTGGCTGGAAAAAAGCCTCTGGTGCTTATCGTGTTAAATCGGTCGCAGAAAAGAGCGTCACGTTGGAAGGACTGGACACCACGGACAAGAACGTATTCCCCGTGGCTGGTGGTGCAGGTTCATTGAAAAAAGTGCTGGAGTGGGAGGTAATGCCGCAGGTCATGACATTATCCACGGAAGGTGGCGATCAACAAACGCAAGAAGTTCAGTTCTTAGAAGATGAGCAAGCGGAAACTATCGATACCTACAAAAATGGTGTTGTTCAGGTTTACACCTTTGCTCACGACGCCAAGTTACCTATCCGTAAGTTGCTCATGAAACTGGATGACAGCAAGCAGATCACTGCTATTCGTTTCTATAACAAACGTGCAGCGGAAGACCGCTATTATACCGCTTCCGTTTCGTTTCAGCGTGTGCCCAATACCGCAATGAATGAAGTGGAAAACGTCACCGCGCGATTCTCTCTTAAATCTGAAATGCAGATTTATACCAACGCAGAATGATCACGCCCCCTTTACGGGGCTTTCTTTTGAGGATTTTTTTATGGCTTTTACACTTGTTCCTAACCCTAAATTCAAAGCAAATGTCCAGATCCCCGTTGCTGGCAAAGAAGATCCGGAAGTGGTGACATTTACATTCAATCACAAGCCCATCAGTGAGCTGGATAAAATGCGGGAAATGCCAGCGGTGGAATTCTTTGAGCAAATTGTTGCTGGCTGGGCAATAGAGGAACCCTACAACACTGAGAACTTAAAACTGTTGCTGGATAACTATCCGTCAGCAACAACAGCAATCACAACCACCTACTACAACGAACTACTGGGTAATCGCGAAAAAAACTGATAGCGGTCGCTGAGGCATTGTATGGCGGAATGAGTGCAAAAGATGCCGTTGATTTTGAACGGGCGTTTGGCTTTATCCCGGAAGAATATGATGTTGAGGTGTGGCCTGATGTATGGGATTCGTATCTGACTTTCAGTGCAATGCGCACACAGTGGCGTGTTGGCATGAACGGCGCTACGGGTCTAGATTACTCCCCGCTGAATCAGGTCATGGATTACCTCAACATCAAAGACAGAGCGACCGTATTTAACGATATTCGGGTGATGGAAGTTAAGGCGCTCGAAGTCATGCATAAGAAGTAACAACTCCTTTTGTGACCTCCTTCGGGAGGTTTTTTATACCCGAAGGAAAGAGAAATGACTGATGTAGCAACTATCTCATTAAAGGTTAACACCTCTGATCTTGAAAGGGGTGAGCAGAAATTAAACTCATTTAAAGAGGCCGCTGATAAGGTCAGTAATTCCACAAATAAGTTATCCAACGAGTCAGAAAAAAACGCTTCGGCCTCTGCTGCTATGGCGAAAGAGATTGACCGGATACACCGAAGTGTTTCGGAGTTAGCAGCTAAGGAGCGGCAAGCTGCGTCAGCTTCAAAAGTTCTTGCGGCGGAACAAGATAAAGTCGCTGAGGCGTTTTTCAAACAGATTGATGCCATTAAACGTAATGCTACCTCGACAGAGCAGTTAACCAAGATTCAGGCGGAAGCCAGAAAAGCCAGACAGTCAGAGAAGCTAGACCTTGAATCCTATCGCAACATCCTTTCTGACATTATCGGCAAAAAGAAACAGATGGCAGAGGCTGATGCGAAACAGGCCGCAGCAGGTCAGGCGTTTCTGGCCAGACTGAAAGACCAAATTGCAACCCAAAATCTCAGCCGTAATGAATTACTGAGATACAGGGCGGCACAATTAGGCGTGAGTTCAGCGGCAGATATTTACATCAACAAGCTAAAAGAAACGGGTAAGGAAACCAAGAACTTAAACCGGAATAACAATTCGGTTATTGCTGGACTTAAAAATCTCTCCGATTCAATGGGTATGGGAACATTGTTACGTGGCGGGGGATGGGGCGCGGTAATTGCAGGAGTAGGTGGGGTTGCCAAAGCTTATTATCAGGCTTTAGAAGTACAGGAAAATTTTAATAGGGCTGTTATTGCCTCTGGGCGATTCGCAGGAATTACTCAGGGACAATTGATCGGTTATGCAGAGAATATCAGTAAAACGGGTGCAGGCGCAGAAGTTGCCGCCGAGGCGCTCATTAAGCTGATGAATGCAGGGCTTAAGCTCGACGTAGATATTAGTAAAGCAGGGCAATCTATTGTCGAGTTTTCTCGTTATTCTGGGCAGAGCGTTGATGAGTTGGTTTCACATTTCGCCCGATTATCTGATGATCCCTATGGTGGCTCTGTTGCCCTGAACAAGCAATATCGCTATCTCTCCGTGAACGTACTCCAACATATTAAGGAATTAGAACTTCAAGGAAAAATAACGGAAGCCGTTACTTATGCCACGGATGCATTGAGCGGAGCGATGGCTGAACGTGCGAATGAAATCCGAAATAGTATGGGTACATTGCCTAAGCTATTTGATGAGATTAAACGCGCTGCTAATTTTATGTGGGATTCGATTGCTGGATTAGGTGCTAAGCCATCTGATATAGAGCACAGAGCCAGATTGGTGTTAAAAATCGGCTCGGCAGAAAATGACCCTCGTCGCCATAATGGAAAAACGCCTAGTGTATCAAATGAAATATTAAATCAGTGGAAGAAAGAACTGCGTGAACTGGATACTAAGGTAAGGAAAGAGAAGGAATCCGCAGAACTTCAAGAGCGCAGTATTACCAGCCAAATTAAGTTTAACCAGTTGGTTGATAAAGGGACGAGTTGGGCAGAAAAAAGAAAGCATGAACATAAAATGCTAAATAAATTGATACAAGAAAATATCCAACTGGCGAAAGAAGGTAAGATCAAGCTATGGACGACAGAGGATATTGCGAAAGCTCGCGCCGGTATCGAACACGAATTTCGTGACCGTCGAGGACCTGGTTATGGGAAAAAACCGCCTAAAGAACCTAAATTTAAAGTTGATGCAGGGACTCGCTTAGATGAAGCGGCGCAAGCTCGTACACGAGCACTACAAGCTGAGTTAAAAGCCCTACAAGACGAAAGTAAATATGTTGGCATCGTCAGTCAACAGCGCCGGGAATTATTTAAAATACAGAGTCAATTAGCCATTCTTGAGGAAGTCAGAGACGGTGACAATAAGCGTAGGCTTAGTGATGATGAAAAAGCATTATTGTTGAAAAAAGAATCTATCCTTGCTGAAAAGCAGGAAGCTGCTGAAATTGGCGACCAGATTGAAAAGCAAAAACAACTTAACGGCTTAAGACTATCCAATGATGGATTGGAAGAAGAGTTAAGACTCCGTCGTGAAAGCATTGGTAAAACTGAAGTTCAGATAGCCAAGCAGACTGAATTGCTCAAGCTGAAAAATGAGTGGTTAAAGAAGGGGGGGGCTGAAAGCGACTCTGAATATCTACGTGGAATTGATCTGGTCGAACAAAAATATGCGGATGAGAAAGCTCTTCGTTCTAACTGGGAAGATGGATTTAAAAGAGGGTTCGAGAATTTTGAAAGGGAGGCATCAAATGCCTACGGCAATGTTGCACAAATCTCCCAAGCAGCCTTTGCGGGTATGAGCAACTCTCTGTCTGATTTTCTTCTCACTGGTAAGGCTAACTTTGGCGATTTCACTAAGTCAATTCTTAGCATGATTACCAAAATGCTCATGCAAATGGCTATGTTGCAAGCCATGAAAGCGGCATTTGGTGGTACTTCATTTGGGGCTACGCTTGGATTTGCTGGTGGTGGTTACACTGGAGATGGTGGCAAATACGAGCCTAAAGGTGTAGTTCATGGTGGTGAGTTTGTATTTACCAAAGAGTCAACTCAGCGTTTAGGTGTTGATAATTTGTATCGGCTGATGGATAGCGCCAAACGTGGATACGCTGCTGGTGGTCATGTTGGCGGCTCTCAACCAATGACAGTAAGTACTCCGACACCAAGAATGTACGGGATGCAACCTACGCCCGCTGGTGGAGTTCAGGTCAATCTTGGCGGCATTCATGTAGAAAACCAGCAACAGCAATCTACCGCTTCAAATATCGATGCACGGGCAGCAGAGCTATCACTGACGAAGAAAATAAGGTCTGTGTTAGTTCAAGAAAGCCGTGATGGTGGTGATTTGTATAAAATCATTAGAGCGGTTAGTGGTAGACGGTAGAAATTATTAACTAAACAGCCACCGAGTTGGTGGCTTTATGAGAGGTAGGTATGAAAATATTTACATCATTGATACACCCAAACGGATTTTTTATCCATGCCGAATGGCCTGATAATCACTTTTGGGTGCTTATGAGTGGCTCACTTGGCTGGGGGAAATTCAGCCTAGTCAGACGTTCACAAGAATTCAGTCCTACTGGAGGAATTTTTGAATTATCTGAAACGCGACCGGTAGATTCGCTATCCCCTTCGCCAATAGTTCGTTCATCAAATGTGTTATGGCGCTTGCCGGAAGCTCACGAAGTTTTGATTTCAAGCTCGACTTCACATCGGAATTCGCATCAAAATTTACAATAAGTTCCTCAAGAGCTTTAATTGAATCGCTGTGAATGCGAATAGTTTGTACTTTTAAAATAGCACTGAGTCCACCATCATCCAGCAGAAAATCAATGCCTTTCTCAGTGATAAAACATGTATGGTTATTAAAAATGTATGTCACACCATCAAAAGTTGTACTTTGTATAAAGGGTTTTTGGATTAGTTCATGCATTTCAAGGTAAAGCATGTTTGCTATGAGGTGATCGGGGTTATTAAATTTACCTAAAAGCCCCTCATATTCTCCATCTTCCAATGGATTTGGGAAAGCGTTATATAGGTACGTCAAGATATCTAACTGTAACGCCCTGTCGTATTTATCTATATCCATCTCACATCTCCCCGAAGTTAATCAGCCATCCCTTCGGTTGGTGGCTTTGGGCTGAGATGTAACCATAAACCAAATGAGAATATATGCTTATGTGTAGATCACATTAAGACTTGTAACTGTCCATTTTGCTTCATTTTGCACCATACTTTGATTAAGATTCATGTATCTGATTAAAGTGAGGATGGAAGATGAAGAAGTTTTTTATTTTAATTGTTGGCTGTATGTTCCTGATTACAGGTTGTGTTACCCCTATGACAAAACAGGAAATTGCAAGCGCTAAGTATGATAAATTGCCAGCTAATTATCAGGAAGTATTGAAGGATATCATCGCCTATACACTGAAAGATCCAAGTTCAGCAAAGTATAAGTTTCATGATGCTAGATTAGCTTATACTCCGGCATCAAGGAATGTGGCTTATGTTGTTCCAGTAGAAATCAATGCCAAAAATAGCTATGGCGGTTATACAGGTTATAAAACAAGATATTACGTTTATATTGATGGGAAATATAAAGATGTGACGACAGGAGTTCAATATACAGCAGTTAAGTGGGCTGATGAAGTGACGAAATAGCCAGTAAGCGAATTAATTAAATGAGGAATGGTGGAGATGAAAAATTTTGGGATCTTCCTTCTGGTTATTGGTGTTCTTGCTGTTTTTGCATCATTTAATATGGATGTGAGTGTAGCAACTGGATATGGTGGAAGGGTTAATAATATCGGGTTGGTGGCTCAAAGAGAAAATCTCTTGTTGATTAGCTGCTTTGTCGTTTTGTGTGGTTTGTTGTTGGCTATCTTTGGAGGAAAAAAAACTCTTAATGGTGATAGTAAAAACAATCAAATGAAGTGTCCATTTTGTGCAGAACAGATCAACGTTGAAGCGCTTAAATGCAAGCATTGTGGCAGTGATGTTCAGGAAAAAATAGAACAAATAACCCTTAAGAAATTTAAGCCATCAAATGTCCCTCCTGAGTTTTTTTATAAAAGAAGGAAGGATGGGATAGAGTTAATAGATGATAGGGTTAAGGAGCTATCAGAAACGTTGATAAAAGCAAACATAGACAAGGAAACTCAAGAGATAGAGCTTCATTATCAATCGGAAATAGAGAGCCTTAATAAAGGGTTGCCCAAGGCAATTCAGAAACAATTTCAAGACAGGTATGTATACTGGCTTCACAACATTGATTTGGTCAAGGTAGACCCTATTGTGAAAGCCGCAAAAAAAATTGTTAACACAGAAGATCTTCTTATAAAGAAAAGAGACGGCTTCATGATAAATGATGATGGAGTGAAAAAGTTAGTCGAATCATTTTTTATTCAATCTCCAGATTCAACGAACGTGTATCAAGATTTTGAAGATGAGATCTACACGATAAAACGCACTCTACCTAGTGAAGTTCATGAGACATTTATCAGAAAAATAAAGTATTGGAATAATGAATTAGCAGATAATAACAACAGATAATATATCCTGCTGGGCTTTAAATTCGGTGGTTTTATAACCAATTAATGCTAAGATTGAGATAGATAATCATTCATTAACTCAGGATACAGAGGGGTAATACATGGGAGTGGTTATAGCAAGACTTGAAGCGTTTGTTGTAAATGTTATCCATGCTGACATGTGGATCGCTGAGTGTGATGAGCTTGGATTGGTTACAGAAGCTAAGACTTACGATGAGCTGACAGAGAAAGTTTGGGAAATTGCGCCTGAACTTTATGAGATTAATGGCCTAGGCGACCATTCTGAGGTTATCCGTATTAAGTTTGTCCAAGAGCAATCATCTGATTCAAGGGTGGCTCTCTGATGGGTTCTGGCTTATATCCGCAACTGAAAGAAATCTTATTAGCACACGGGTGTTACTTTGTCAGGCAAGGCAAAGGGAGCCATGAAATATGGCGTAGCGATATAACCAACAAAGTATTCAGTGTGCCATATACAATAGTCTCTAAACATACCGCCAATGCAATACTGAGACAGGCGGGTATTAAAGAAAAAATTTAATATTATTGCTGTGCCAGCCTGCACAAACAGCCCCTTACGGGGCTTTTTTGTTGAGTAGTTGCTCAAGCATGGAGTGGATAGAACTTAATTTCTTATCCATCTCTTTAAGGTGTGAATCTTTCTTAGTGATATGAATCGGCAAGGAATCTCTTTTTGAATGGATATCGAATTGTGATTGTACTGCAATACCTAAAACTTCAAGGCTCTTTCTATTAAAGGGTATAACTTCATAGCTAGAATTTAAAGGTCTAAGAAACCATTTACCCTGGTCGAAAAAGATCTGCCTAACCATAGAATCACCGTTAGTCATGGAAAAAGTAAAAACAAAGTCACCATTTTGAGCTGCGAGATTTCTGTCAAAAATAACCACAGTTCCTTCAGGAAAACTGAGTCCTGACTCGGATTCCATGGAATCTCCTGAGATTTTAACGGCAAAACAATCAGAACTCGCATTAGGAGGAGCCAAAACCGAACCATGACCAATGCCAGTAACAGACGCAGTAAAACCAATTGTTGAAAATACATCACTATAATATTCCATCACTGGAATCTCATGTGTTGTCACTGTCTTGCGAATGTTACCTAGATCAGGTTCATCACCAACTCCGATTGCTAACCATTCTCTACTTGTGCCAAGTGCCGCAGCTAAATTAGTTAGAACATTATCCCTTGGCTTTGAGTCTCCAGCTTCATAGGCAGCGATCTGTCTTCTGACAACACCAACTTTATCGGCTAATTCTCCTTGAGTTAGATTGGCTGCCTGTCTAGCCATTGAAATTCGTGTTTTAAAATTGTCATTAATTTTCATATGTGAAGTCCAAAAAATTCATATTGACACATGATGGAATCATGAGCTATAACTAATAGTACATTATGAGAATGTGTAGTTACAAATACTCACAGGAGATAAAAATGCGAAAAGATATGAGACCCTCACCATACCCATTCAGAATGAAGCCGGAAATGCGCCAATGGCTAGAAGATAAAGCCGAAGAAAAGCGCCGCTCTGTACAGGTTCAATTGGAGTACATAGTAGATATCGTGATGGAAATGGAGAAAAAAGGTGAGTTACAACTTCCATAAAGACGAAACCCCAACGGCGGCAACCATCGGGGTCTCTAATTTGTCAGTAACGCTCGAAGAAACCAACATGTCAACCATAACAGAGAGTGACAATATGAATAATGTAGCAAATAAAAATCTTCCTGTCATTGCAGGCGTAGAAATCACTACCGATTCAGCAGGTCGTTTTAATCTGAATGCGCTTCATAAGGCAAGTGGTACTGGTTCAAATAAAGCCCCTGCGCAATGGTTAAGAACGCAGTCAGCTAAAGAATTGGTGTCAGAACTTGAATCTAACTTATTGAAAGGTAGTCACTGTGCAAATATGCACACTGGTCATAAAGTGCTCAATGCTGTTTTAGGTGGCACCAATCCCGGTACTTTCGCTCATGAGTTAATAGCCGTTTCATATGCTGGCTGGATCAACCCGTCATTCCAGTTGCAAGTCAACCAGACTTTCATTGATTACCGTTCTGGTAAGTTGGTTGAACGGGTTCATGTACAAATTCCCCAATCACTACCCGAAGCACTTCGTCTGGCGGCTGACTTAGCAGAACAGAAAGCCGCACTTGAGCACAAGGTGGAAAGCATGGAAAACCTGTTCAAAGAGGGCATGACCGCCACGCAGTTCTGTAAAATGCTTAACGGAGTGAATGTTCAAAAAGTAAACCATTTTCTCCATCTGCATAACTGGCTCTACAACGAAAGCAAATCAGGTAAAAATTTACGCTGGCGGGCAACATCCTACGCACGTGATCGCTACCTGACAGAAAAGCAAAATGAATTCAATCTTCACGGTGAAGAGGCTTTCATTAAATTTCAGCCTGTTCTGCTACAAAAAGGCGCGCAAAAAATTTACCAGCATTATCTGGCAAATGAATTGCCGATGAAAAAGAACTGGGATGGGCTGCATACCCATGACAAATCCGTGAGCGTGGCGGCATAAAAGCCATCGTTTTGATGAACGGGAGATTGCATGTAGTATTTCCAAACTTGCCAAAATGTTGAGTGTGAAAGTAGCTGCTTAACGGGGTTTGAGGCCATGGGCGGCGATCAAATACTGATCTATTTAGATTTATTGATCAATCTAACAGTGATAATCAGTATTAACAATAAATATTTACACGTAATACGCGTGTAAATAGTTGAATATTCGAGGCGCTTCGCAATTCACAATGGATTGTCTTTACAAAACGTTACAATCACGAGATAAATAGAACGCGCTAAAACGGCGAAACCCCCGACTACTGGTAATAGTCAGGGGCTTCTTATACAACATCTACAATCTTGCAGGAATATAGACATGTTAAGTATACCACTTAATGAACCAAGTAAAACTATCAACGTCCCATTTCATGGCACCGATCTATATGTCGTTAATTATAACGGTGAGCCGTATGTACCGATGAAGCCGATTGTCGATGGCATGGGACTAGCTTGGCAATCGCAGTTAGAGAAGATAAAACAAAGGTTTAAATCAACTGTAACGGAAATCGTTATAGTTGCCGCAGATGGTAAAAAGAGGGAGATGATTTGCATTGCCCTCCGCAAACTTGCTGGCTGGTTAGCAACTATCAGCCCCAATAAAGTTAAAGCGTCGATCAGGGATAAAGTCATCCGGTATCAAGATGAGTGCGATGATGTTCTTTATGAATACTGGACTACGGGCGAGGTTAAGGCGAAGGGAACCACAACCCAAGACCGTACCCCTCTTCGCGGACTGGTTAATACTCTGATGGGTAAATATGGAGTCAGTAATAAAAAGCTATTCCAGATGATTCATCATGAGTTCGGGGTAGGTCATATAAATGAGTTAACCAACGACCAGCTTCCCTCTGCGATAGAGTATCTGGCGACTAAAGCAATTGAGGGTGAGTTTTTGGGGAAAGAGGCGTTACCAATCCCTAATAGCTATTCTGGTTTTACTGGCAGGTTATTAATGGAACTGGAACGAGGGGAAGTGCTTTATTCTCAGGCGCTGACTCCTAAACATTATGTTTCTACCATAAACGACTTTATGGAAATAGCTCAACGTGCTGGCTATATACCAATCGCCATTGAAGATGCTTGATTTCTTATCCAAATCAGATCATGCATGCAACCATGAAAATTCATCTGACACCAGAACAAAAACACGCCCTTGAATTGATGCATGATACTACTCGCGACAGTCGAGTCTGTGATCGCATTAAGGCGGTGCTTTTGGCCTCAGAAGGTTGGACTGCTCAGATGATTGCACAGGCCTTGCGTATTCATGAAAGTACGGTCAGCCGTCACCTGAAAGATTTTATCGCGCAGGAAAAGCTCACCCCAGAAAATGGCGGCTCTGAAAGCCATCTCTCTGCCGAACAAACCGCCGACCTGATTGATTATTTGACCGCCAATTTGATGCATACCACAACCCAAATTGTGGCCTATGTCCAAGCCCGTTGGCAGGTTTCTTTCAGCGTGGGCGGAATGACAAAATGGCTTCACCGCCAAGGTTTCAGCTATAAAAAACCCAAGGGTGTTCCTCATAAATTCGATGCGCACAAACAGCAACAATTTATTGATGACTACAAGGCGCTGAAAGAGGAAGCGGGGCAGAATGAACCGATCCTATTTATTGATGCGGTGCATCCTTCACAGTCCACAAAGCTCAGCTATGGCTGGATGAAAGCAGGAAAAAATCAGGTAAAAGGGATCGAAACCACCGGCAGTCGTACCCGTCTCAATATTCTGGGCGCCCTGAATTTACAACGGATTGAAGACACCGTGATCCGTGAATATCCGCGCATCAATGCCGAAAATATCGCCTATTTCTTCGGTGCGCTCCGAGAAACTTACCCGCTTTCGCAAAAAATCCACATCATTTTGGATGGAGCGGGTTACCATCGAGCCGAGTTGGTGAAAGATATTGCGTATGTCCTGAATATTGAATTGCATTACCTCCCGCCTTACAGCCCAAACCTCAATCCGATAGAGCGATTGTGGAAGTATATGAATGAGCAAGTGCGTAACAATATCTATTTTCCGGATGCGAAGACCTTCCGTGAAACTCTTCGTCACTTTTTTCATGTCACTTTGCCAGAAAAAGCGAAAGAGCTCACGACTCGACTGACTGATAATTTTCAGATTTTAAAACCTGCATCTTCAAGTTAGATTGGTATATACTGATACATAAAGAAGATATGCAGCCAATGATGAAGGCATTGGAAAGTTATAAATTTAACGCATAACCCCAAGCCACGGACGGCTGGTTTTACGAAACTTTCGTAAAATTCATTGCGGAATAGATGCAATAATGTACAATGTAATACAAACGTAATTACATATGGTGATGCTATGAGCACAATTCAGATCAGAGTGGATGAAGAACTTAAAAAGAATGCATATCAGGCATTTGAAAAACTGAATCTATCTCCTTCCGATGCCATGCGGCTCTTTCTACGCTATGTAGCAGAAAATGAGAAACTGCCGTTCACAGAAGTATCCGTGATGGTCTCGGAGCAAGACGAAGATGAGGATATTCTTGATGTCGTGAGGGAGCGCTTAAAAAATCCCGCTAAACGCATCCGGGTAAATATCGATGAAATTTAACATTGAGTTTGACGAGCGTGCTTTAAAGGAATGGCATAAGCTGGATGATACCATCCGTGAGCAGTTTAAAAAGAAACTACGGAAGCTACAAGATAATCCTTATATCGAGTCAGCCAGATTATATGGTGATTTAGCTGGCTGTTTTAAAATAAAACTTCGCTCTTCTGGATTTCGTCTTGTCTATCAGGTGATAGATGAAGAGATTGTGATCTGGGTGATAGCGGTAGGCAAAAGAGAAGACTCGAAAGCCTATAAGATAGCCAGCGAACGAATTGCACGATAAGCCATAAATTCATAACTAACCCGCACTCGCGGGTTTTTCATTTCTAAGGCCGCTTAACTGCGGTTTTTTTATTTATAGGTACTCATATGGCTATTGAAGTATTTAAGTGGCGAACTCAAATACAGGATTCGCCCAGTGGTGAATTTAAGCACCGAATTAAATCGATTGAGTTTGGGGATGGTTACAAACAAGTTTCTGCTGATGGTATTAACCCAGAAAGTCAATCGTGGCCTTACTCTTATATCGGCGTGAAAGAAGAGGTAATGCCTATCTTTCAGTTTATCCGCAAGCATACTTTAAAATCATTCATTTGGACGCCACCGTTTGGTGAGAGGGGATTATATCGGGTCAAAGCGGACTCAATAACCATGATTCCAATGGCGGGCGGTGTTATGAAAATATCAGCAATATTCGAACAGGCATTCAGCGCATGAAAATTAATGCAGATTTACAACGTCTTGAGTCGGGGAATAAAATTCTTTTGTTTTCTGTCGATGGTTCAGTATTCGGTGGACCAGAATTATATTTCCATAATCACCCTATTTCTTATACAGAAAAGGAACTGGAAGGTGATATAGGTAATTTACCGATAAAGTCTATCTGGTGGCAGGGTGTGGAATATAAGCCGTGGCCGGTCAAAATAGAAGGGCTGGAGGTCAACAGTGATGGCAGGGCGATATCCCCCACGCTCAGTGTTGCCAATCTGGATGGTACTATCAGTGCCCTGTGTCTGGCGTATCAAAATATGGCTCAGGCGCGTGTAACTATTCGCATGACCTTTGCGCATTATCTGGATGCCCGTAATTTCCCCGACGGCAACCCACAAGCCGATCCGACACAGGAAAAAATCGATGTTTTCTATATCGACAGTAAGACCCATGAAGATAATGAAAGCGTCCAGTTTACTCTGTCTTCGCCTGCTGATTTACAGGGCATACAAATCCCCACTCGTCAGATACATAGCTTGTGTACATGGTGTATGCGTGGGCTGTACCGCAAATCCCCCTGTAATTATACGGGAACGCGGTATTTTGATGAGGACGGCAATCCAACAGATGATCCCTCTAAAGATGCTTGCGGGGGATTAATGAGCGATTGCAAGGCCAGATACGGAGACGATGCCCAATTGCCCTTTGGCGGGTTTCCGGGTTCTGCGTTGCTGAGGCGGTGATTATTTGCTACAAATAGGTGATATGATGACCAGTCTAAATTTTGTAGATAGGACAATAACATGAAATATCGTCTACTTTTTGTTGTCACTGCGCTGTTGTTTTTATCCTCATATGCGGTTGCTCAGGATGGGTATTGGTATGAGGGGTGCCCGAAGTACTCAACGAAAGGATTAAGTGAATTAATCCAAAGAACAAAAACTACACCCATTGAGTCTATTGGTGAATTGCAGCAGTACAGCAAGGGTGAAGTAGAAGTAAATATAGAAAAAATAAAGTGTGATTTGCGTAATCTGGCAGAACATAGGCAGAAATTAAAAGATAAACTGAAAGAAATAGAAGAATTAGAAAAGTCTCAAATCCACTCGTAATTATTACCTTGAATGAAAAATGGCCCCGTTTGGGGCTTTTTTTGTTATGGAGCCGCTATGCGCCCTCATATTATTCATTCCATCCTAGATCACGCGCAGGCCGACTACCCGAATGAATGCTGTGGTCTGGTGATTCAGAATAGCCGCAAACAGCAATATATCCGCTGTCGCAACACTGCTCCCTCACCCACAGAACAATTCAGCCTGCACCCAGAAGATTACGCCGAGGCTGAGGATGCCGGTACTATTATTGCCATTGTTCACAGTCACCCCGACGCGACAACACAACCCAGTCAGTTAGATATTGCGCAGTGTGACCTGTCACAAATCCCGTGGGTGATTGTCTCATGGCCTGAGGGGGATATTCGTACAATTATGCCCTCGGAGGGTATCAAGCCTTTACTGGAGCGCCCGTTTGTCCATGGTATCTGGGATTGTTACGCCATTGTGCGCGACTGGTATCGGCTGGAACGCAACATTGAATTACCCGATTTTGTCCGCATTGATGGCTGGTGGAACCGGGGCGAAAACCTCTATATGCAGCACTATGCGTCGGCGGGTTTTGCTGAGTGCAGCGGGGAATTACAGACCGGTGATGTGATCATCATGCAGATACAGGCCAACGAACCTAACCACGCTGGCGTGTATATCGGCGATGGATTAATGTTACACCACATGTACGGTCAACTCAGTAACCGTGTGTCTTACAGTGGCTACTGGCAGGAGCGCACGGTGAAAATCGTCAGATATCAGGAGCTATAAATGGAAACGATACGCACAATACGCCTCGGCGGTACACTCGGCTCTCAGTTTGGGCGCGAATATAAACTGGCAGTATCCTCTTCAATAGAGGCTGTTCGGGCATTGTCTGTGCTGGTTGACGGCTTTGAAAAGTATCTGTTAACCGCCAGAGAGCGCGGATTAACCTTTGCCGTGTTTATCGGCAAGCGCAATATCAGTCAGGATGAACTGGCCTTTTCCGGGGAAGGGGATATTCGGATTGTGCCGGTGATTATTGGTAGCAAAAAAGCCGGGATATTACAAACCATACTCGGGGCGGTGATGGTCGTTGCCGGCGCGTTTATGTGGGCGACTCCGTGGGGTGCACCGATGGTCATGTCCGGTGTGGGTATGATGCTGGGCGGTGTGGTACAGATGTTATCACCGATGCCGGGCGGACTGGCGCGACGGGAAGATCCCGACAACAAACCCTCGTATGCGTTTGGTGGCCCGGTTAACTCCATTGCGCAGGGGAACCCCGTTCCGCTGGGTTACGGAAAGCGGCGCATCGGAGGTGCCATTATCTCAGCGGGCATCTACGCCGAAGATCAGCAATAACGCTACATTGTTTTTAGTCAGGTCGCTTAGGCGACTTTTTTTATGGGTGAAATATGGGAAATCATCTGATTCAGGGCAGTAAGGGCGGGGGTGGAAGTCCGCGCACCCCCGTAGAATCACCGGATTCATTGCAGTCAACATCGTATGCCAAAATCGTATTGGCACTGGGGGAAGGGGAATTTGCGGGCGGACTCGCTGGCACCAACATATATCTGGACAACACGCCGATTATTGGTCCTGATGGTCAGGCTAACTTTGAGGGCGTCAAGTGGGAATTTCGCCCCGGTACGCCGCATCAGGATTATATACCGGGCATGCCTGCGGTTGAGAATGAACTGACGGTCGGTACGGAGTTAATGGAATCATGGGTGAGATCGGTCACCAATACCCAACTGTCGGCGGTGCGTATCCGGTTATCGTGGCCCCAGTTGCAGACGCAGAAAGAGAACGGGGATACGGTCGGCTATGTTATTGACTATGCGATAGATGTTGCCACGGATGGCGGGGCGTATCAGGAAGTTTTGAAGACAGCCGCTGATGGCAAAACCACCACCAAATATGAACGCTCACACCGTATTGATCTGCCCAAAGCCCATTCAGGCTGGCAGGTGCGCGTCCGCCGCCTGACCCCAAAACAAAACAGTAACCGGATTGCCGATGCGATGGTGGTCGAGGCGATTACTGAGGTAATTGACGCCAAATTGAGTTACCCCGAAACCGCCCTGTTATTCGTTCAGTTTGATGCCAAACAGTTTCGCAATATCCCGCAGGTATCTTGTGAGCCGAAAATGCGCGTGATTCGGGTGCCTGATAACTATGACCCTGAAAGCCGCAGTTACTCCGGTGTCTGGTCAGGGCAATTTAAATGGGCATGGACAGATAATCCGGCGTGGGTACTGTATGACCTGATGATCAATGACCGGTTCAGCATCGGCACGCGGGTGAAAACGGAAAACCTGAGTCTGGCAAAATGGGATTTGTACCGCATTGCGCAATATTGTGACCAGCCTGTCCCTGATGGCAAAGGAGGACAAGAGCCGCGCCACACCTGCAATGTGTATATCCAGTCACAAGAGGATGCATGGACGGTGCTGAGGGATATCGCAGGTATCTTTCGGGGCATGACATTCTGGGCGAACAATAACATGAATGTGCTGGCGGATATGCCCCGCGATATGGATTTTATCTATACCCGCGCCAATGTGCGTGACGGTAAATTTGTCTATGCCAGTTCCAGTGAGAAAACTCACTATAGTACGGCCATGGTGAGCTGGTCAGACCCCCAGAATGGTTATCAGGATGCGGTTGAGCCGGTTTTCGAAAACCGCCTGATACGCCGATTTGGGGTTAAACAGGCCGATATTACCGCGATTGGCTGTACCCGCCAGAGTGAGGCGCAACGCCGGGGTAAATGGGTGCTGTACACCAACGAGTATGACCGGATGGTGACGTTTACTGTGGGACTGGATGGTAAAATCCCGTTGCCCGGTTACATCATCGGGGTGGCGGATGAAATGTTTTCAGGCCGTGTACTGGGCGGGCGCGTCAGTGTGGTGAATGGCCGCAATATCACACTGGACAGAATATCCTCGGCGATAGTGGGCGAACGGTTAATCCTGAATTTGCCGTCGGGTAAAGCCGAGGGACGGACTATTCAGGCGGTAAACGGACAGACTGTCACCGTGACGACAGCCTATTCAGAAATTCCAGTTGCCGAATCCGTCTGGGCGATTGATGCCACCGATTTAGCCATTCAGCAATTCAGGGTCACCGGCATTAAAGAGGGCGAGGACGGCATTTCGTTTGAAATCACCGCCGTTGAGCATAACCCCGATAAATATACCCATATCGATACCGGGGTACGCATTGACGAGCGCCCCATTTCGGTTATTCCCCCCGGCGTTCAGTCCCCGCCGAAAAATGTCACTATCAGTAGTAACTCAGTGGTGAATCAGGGTATTGCCGTCACCACATTGCGCGTGACATGGGATGCGGCGGAGAATGCGATTGCATATGAGGCTGAGTGGCGGCGTGATAACGGGAACTGGATATCAGCACCCCGAACCTCTACACAGGGATTTGAGGTGCCAAACGTCTATTCTGGACGCTATCAGGCACGGGTGAGGGCGATTAATGCGGCTGAAATATCCAGTATCTGGGCGAATGCACCGGAAACCCGTTTGAAAGGGAAGGAGGGCAACCCACCAACACCGCTCGCATTCCGTACCGCATCGATCATCTTCGGTATCCAGTTGGATTGGGGTTTTGCCGCCCAGACTGATGACACCCTGAAAACCGAAATCCAGTACAGCCGGACCAACGATGGTGAGGGGCTGATGTTGCTGGCGGATATTCCCTACCCGCAACATACGCACACCATGCAGGGACTGGCGGCCGGTGTGGCATTTTGGTTCCGTGCGAGGCTGGTGGATAAATCCGGCAACCAATCCCCGTGGACAGCGTTTATCCGGGGCGAGTCTTCGACAGACACAAGCTGGATAGTGGAGGCAACCGGTAATGTGTTCCTCACCGCCGAGGCTGGGAAACGGTTGCAGTCTGACATGAACTGGAACGCTGAAACTGCCCTGATACTCACCAACGCGCAGCAGCAATTATCCCGGGAACTGATGGTGCGTGACGGGGAGAGTAAGGCGGAGATTAGCGAGTTATGGCAAGTGCGGGCAACCGATAACGAGGCATGGGCGCAAAGAGTCACAGATATCAACTCACAGCTGGGAACCAATACCGCCCGTATCAAAACAGTTGAAACCACGATAGCTGAACGGGATAAATCGTTTGGTCAGCAATTTACCGAAATCCGTACTCACATCGGGAACACTAACGATAGTGTGGGTAAAATTGCCGCAGATGTGGTGACTAACAAACAGGCAATATCCAGTACACAGAAAGCGGTCGCTGAATCGGCACAACAGGTTCAGGCGCAGTTCAGGGAACAAGAGGCGATTATCCGCGAAAAAGCGACAGCCGTCTTTGATATCAGTGGTAACGGTTATGCCATCAAGGATATCGGGGCAGGGGTGAACTACAGGGGACAATATTATGGCGCAGGGATGGTTATCGGGGCTGAGGTGAAAAACGGCAAGGTAGAAACGCACTTTGGTGTCAGGGCGAACCAGTTTACCGTGGTGAACCCGAACAATGGGAAGATGGAACCAGTGCTTGTGATTAAGGGTAATCAGGTGTTTATCAGGGACGGATTTATCGATAAAAATTATATCAGGGAAATTATTTTATCTGATGCTATCAGGTCAAAAAACTATGTGCAGTACCGGGCGGGCTTTTTGATTAATGCGGTCACTGGCGCTTTTGAATTTAATGACATGCGTTCCCGGTCAGGGTTACGCTGGGCGAATGGGGCAATTGCGTGTTATGACCAGAACGGACGGGTCAGGGCAGCAATGGGGTATATAGGACAATTTCGATGAGTGATTATGGTTTTGGTGTGTGGGACGAGCAGGGGCGGCAGCGTAATACCGGCATCCGTCCTTTTCTTTATGCGGGATTTATGAAACTGACCAGTGGGCAGACGACAGGCGCACTGACTGTCCCCCGTGAACCGATGAGTGACGGCCTCCGTTTGTCTTATGTTTTTATGTGTACACAAACAGGGGACTGGCCGAATGAAAAACGCCAGTTTTTGGTGAGAGACAATCAAATCATTATTTCAACCGGGCGCAATGTGGCTGCTGAGGGTTGGTTGATTGCGTATTACACGGCGTGAGGAACTATGGACTGGGGCGCATTTTTAACAACAAATGAAGGGGTTCCGTGGACACCCAAAACGACACCGCTCTCTTTTGTGCGGAAAATATCGGTCACCGTTGGCCGATGGTATGAACATATAGACACGCACATTAACACAACACAGCCGTGCATGGCGTTTATGTGCGTGCATACTGATAGTGCATGGAATGCACCGTATGGTGAACTCAGTAGTGAAAATAGCCGCTGGAATATTGAGTTATCAGCGCCGGATGCCCGTACCCCGGTGTTGTGTGATATTTACCTGTTTACCCTGGTTTATCCGCAGCCCGTTCCCGACTGGGGGATTGCTGTCTGGGATGAGAACGGAAAATGCGTCCTGACCAGCGACACAAACCCGCTGGCTATTGCCGGGGAATACAACACTAAACAGCAAATGACATTGCGGGGGAAACGCGCCCTGTTAATGCAAACGACAGGCTGGGTGAGTTCGACAATCGATATCCCCGAAGACCTCCCCCAACTACAATACAGGGACACGTCTTTCTCTGCGTTTTTCAATGGACAATCTACACAATTTATTCCGGCAGCCGTATCAGGCGCAACATCCCTGATTGTTGAGGTCAGGGTAGAGGATCTGACCAGCCCATATATTGACTGCGCTCTTTACGATTAACGACGACTATTTCAGGAACCTCATCATGTACTATTCAATCGGCACAATTTCAACCGTGTCCGGCTCGGCTATTGTCCGCAGCACGGGTACACAATTTAAATCGAATATCAACGGCGTTGCACCCGGACAGATTATATTAATCCGGTCAGACAACAACAATTTAATCCACATGATTCAGGCGGTGAACTCCGATACCGAGCTGGTATTGGTCGATACCATTCCCGTTACCCTGAATAACGTAAAATACCAGATTCAGACCACCGTTCCGAATTCCATTTCGGATGGGGTCAGGCATATTTTAGCCAACACCAGCTACATTACCCTGTTCCTCCAGAACATGGACAAATGGATGTCACAGAATGGGACAATCAACGTGACCTTGCCGAATGGTCAAACCGTGTCGTTGCAATCGATACGGGCACTACAGGCGGCAATGGAGGGGAAACTGGATAAGCGCCAGAACGGGGCGGATATTCCGAATAAAGCGGAGTTTGTGCGAAATATTGGATTAGAAGGTGCGGTTATCCAAAATCAACCCGCCTCGTTTGACGGGGTGGAGGTTAAAGGCGACGGTTGGCGTAATTTTCTCATCAAACACGATAGTGGACTGGATGTGAATTTTGGCTCACAAGGTGATTATGGATATGTAATTATTCAAGAGGGCGTCATCGACCGGTCTGGTTTTATATTTCGAAAAGGGGTGCACGGTGATGTTTTGGCGCTTGGATGGAATGGTAATGTATATGTAGCCGAAGGGGGGTTCATCAAAAAAGCTTCCCCCATCATCCAAATTTTCCCCGATGGCACATTCATCACCAACGACGAATCCGAGGGTGCCATTGTCACCAAACTCGGCCTCGGTCACTATCAGGTCTCTGGCGTTCTGGGCTATAACGCTGATGGCGCATGGGGCGTGCATGGCGGTATCTCATCGCCGAAGAATAACAACGGGCTGGAACTTATCTACATTGATGACAGGGTACAAAAGGACGGCAGTATCATGATTGAGACCTTCCACCGTCAGCATTCGCACTTGCCTGAACGGTTCCAGAACAAGCGGATAAAAGCTATTGTCGATGAGGAAAAGGTTTACTATCAGGACGGTGAACCCTGTGACATTCCCGAAGGTACTCGCTTAGATGTCCGTGTCCAGATGCCAGAGAATTCTATCTGGAATCAGCAACAAAGATTATCTGAGTCAAAATAATATAGGGGCTGCGCGCCCCTTATGCCAGCAGATTCGGTGTGGAATTTGGGGCAGGGGGAGGCAGAGGTAGGTGAGTAATCTGTTGATATAAAAGCCCTCATTGGAGGGCTTAGTCATGAGTCGATGATTAGTTATTCATGGTCTTTTCTAGTTCAGCAATTTTCCTTGCTGCTTGTTTGATTTTATTATTTTTTTCTTCGGACCACTCGATGTCTTTACCGCCTGTGGGCGCATACGCTTTCACAGAGCCATTAGCTAACCAATTGGCAATATCGTTTGCTTGAGGATGATTTTTCCAGTCTACAGCTTCCGCATCACCAGAATTAGCAATGTACATATCAGTTGCTTTCATAAGCACCCCCTTTGATATCATAGACTCAATGATACTATTATAGTTCATGGTTTCATCGTCAAGGTTATTTTTGCCTGTTTTAAGCTCGTAAAACTTGACTTCTCCACCGGTACGCGGATCAAGAAGAATGGCTCCTTCCACTGAAGACTTCGCACAACCACAATGTGTAAAAAATTTGACGGCATGATCTGTACCACTCCCAGAAAAGATAGCGTGAAGAAGTTGATTTTCTTCATTACGAATAGCTTTTTTAGGGCCAGCATCAAATAGCCTATCACCGTTACTTGAAATCATTAGTATAGATACTTTGAAATATCCATTATGCTCAAGATCCGGCAGCGCTTCTGCATCAAGGTGTTCAGCAAACCACCATTCCTTCATCTTGGCGATAGTCGGACCGTCTCCGGCACAGACTAAAACGCCTCCTTTGCGGTAAGTTATTTTGTTAAATCCAGTATTATCAACGAGTAATATATGCTTACCATCATTTAAAGGAAGATCTACTGACCAGCGGGTATCACAGGCTACGACCATATTGTCGCAATCATATACAGTGGTTGTCATTTGTTATTCTATACCCCACAAGGCGCAATAAGTTAGCTTAATTTTTATTGTAAGTCTATAAGACGAAGCACAAATTACCGTATCTCATCCATATATTACATAAAGGTTATTATTCATAAAAATCATAGGATTAGTTATTAACTCCCTTTGCATTGCCTTTATATTAATTAAGTTTACTTAATATATGATCAGAATATTCCTAATCTGTGAAGTGGAAAGGGAGCTAATTTATCGAAATGTGATAAAAAATATATTTCAAACTAATACTGTGTTAGTGGGTGATATTATTGATAGGTGATTTCTGTGATTGATATTAACCCGCAGAAAGTTGCGGGTTAAATTGTTAGCTCAGCACTAAGCCGCTCTCACTATATAATTGAATGCTATGTTGCGGGGGCGACTAACGCCAATGTGGGCACTATCTGTGTTCCATTCCCAACTTGCCCCTGTTACTGCCTTTGCGCGCACTTGTACGTTACTACTGGGGGGATCCCATTTTAGCGCAGAACGCTCATCGAGTGAGAAATTAACTACAGTGTCAGTCTTATCATTAACATCTTGCACCAAATAAGAACCTTCCTGCCAAGATAAAACATTGCGATCAGAATCCACGCCACGCTCATCATCCCAGCCCCGAATAAATTCACCTCTTAAATCGGGTAGCACACCAGATGGATAAGCAAGGGCAAGTTTTGGATATTTTATTGTATCAAATTCTTCACCATTACATTTAAGCCAGCCATCCGGTGGAATTTCTGACGGCCAAGGAACAGGAACACCAACAGGTAAAGCGGTGTAACCAAAGTCTTCCCATGATTGTTGTGTCGATACATCAGGCTTTTTATCTTGCATATTCATTCCCTCATTTCATCAACAATGCAGATTGCTAAATAACATGAAGGCGGGATACTTCTCCGCCGGTGAACATCAATAAAATTGGTTCATCAATACTGGAGAGAACTTCTGATTAGGATGGCATGGAATGGTTGGTGGGACATTAATAAAATCTATTTGCCTATGGCTGACTGATAAGACTTAGAGTTTAAAGGGGAGAATTGTCCCCTTTAACTTAACTCCTTGATTTATCCGTAGTCCTCACTTTGGCACAGTTCCAATCGGACAAATTTTTGGCTGATCGCGCCAATTGGGATTTGAAAGCCTATTTAAGTGATAACCCATTGATATTTAATCAGACGCCAGATTTGGCGTCTGCTTATAATTTGAGCGCCGATAATATCGGTATGCAAAATCCAATATCCGATAATCGGACTTTGGGTGTGACTGACAGTTGGTCAGTCGCAAATGACTTTGTGCGTAACTGATGGTTACTCGCAAAATTTGCACAACTCATTAAGAGGTGCGCACAAAAGAGTGAGCTAGAAACAAGGGGTTAAGTCGTTTTGTCCAGACCGTTATGTCCAAGTAACACATTGAAACACAATGAATTTATAACGTTTGTCCAGCACATAAATTAACCATTGGGATTTCCGCAATGGTTGTGTCAAAGTGACGGCCTCGGAAAAATCAAGGAGTTAGCTAACTATAGGGATTTCCGGCCTTTAGTGATGGCGGGCGTCTTCCTTGAACTCTTCATTCCCCTTATTTAATGAGCGTGAAATTCATTGCTATAGTCTGTATTGAGCGCTTTTTTAGTTTGTACATAATCGTGTCATTATTAATAATATTTATTGTATTTTTTGTTGTAACATAATGTTTTTTATGTTTATTTTAACAATAATATTATTTATACGCAGAGTTATGCCTCAATATGCTTTGGCTTCAGTGGCTCGCTATAGCCCGTGGAGACTGCCTTCTGTGAAAGTGAAACAACGCTATAAAAATGCTGACATTGAGTGGCATAGCACAGCAGTTTCTGGTCAGATAACCGGCTATTTTTATCGCGATGACATTAAATTAAAAGGTTATCGACAACAAATAGTATCACGATGGTATCATCAGTGGTTTGGTATTCGTGGCGATCATGAGTAG